GTTCCTATAGAAAACAAAACTATTTAATGTATGACTCGTTTTAGAATAAAATCCGATGTAAATAAAAAAGATTATTATTTGGATTATAAAAGACTTTTGTCCAATAACATTACTATACTAAGAGATTATATTAAAAAGCTAGAAGAAGATATTGAAAAACAATGGAATACTCTTAGTAAAAATAAGCACGATATTAAGAAGTATCTAAATATTGATTTAGATAAGTATCAAGAATATGTTCATCGTAAGTTTAACGAGAGCTATGCTCTTTATCATATAGCCTATGAAAGAGTTTGTAAACTAACTACTGATAAAACAGATAAAGATAATCGTGTTAAACTAGAACTTGCTAAAAAGGTTACAAGTTATGCTAAACTTTTAGATAACTATAATAGTTCTAGTAATAAACTTAAACGTTATGAATATGCTAATTCTAAAGGTAAAGGAGATTTTATTAGTAGACTAAGTAGATATTATAATAAAGTTGTTGAACACGTTATGCACGGTAAAGCATATCAATTTAGTAATAATATAGGTAAGTTCTTTATAGAATATGTTACATTAGGTAAAGGTGTTGTTGGTAATAAAATAGATTTTGATGCTACTAATAAACGTAAGAAAGAACTACTAGATGCTGGTGTAGAACTATATAGTGAAGCTAAGGCTGCTTGGTATAAAGCTAGAAATCTTAAATATGAAGGAGTGGATTATAGAGTATATAGTTATACTGAAGGTACTTTTACTTATAAATTTGTTGGGTACAATGGTAGTAGAAAATCTTATATGTTTAGACCATATAATCATAGAGATAATAACGTTAGTACTTATGATAATTATTATAATCATTTTGATAAGAATTTTAATAAGATTATGGCTTGCCCAAAACTAGGTATTTATAACAAAGTAGGTATATTGAAGAAACACTTCCCTCATTTACTAATTAAATATCAATATGAGTAATATAAGTAACTATATTCAATTAGAAGCTATTATCGGTAGAATAGATAATGATTTTAATATAGACCATAGTGATTGGATTCCTAGAATTGGAATTTGGACTATTGCCGCTCTTCAACAAATTGATGGAATTAGTACAAAACGCAGTAGAAGAAAACTAGGTCTAAATCAAGGTTCTTGTATCAATATACTATTTGCTGATAATAGAAACAATTTTAAGCTATTTACTGAAGAAGGTTGTGAGATTAAAAAAGCTCGTCTTCAGGATGTTTATTTCAATAAAGCTGAAGAGTGTGCTCTTGCTGAACAAGAGGATTTAAGAACTGATTATAATGAGGATTATAAAAAACACGTTGATGAAGAACTAACTCATAGAACTCTTAGTATTCATAAACAAGATGAAGTTAATCATACCAATTCTAGTGGTTGTAAGAGTTGTTCTTTTGTAGATAAATTAGATGATACAGATAGTTATAAGTATTATAATGATGGTAATGTAGTATATACAAATTATTATGGTAGAAGAATTATTGTAGAATATGATGATTTTGAGATGAGTTTTAATGAAACTTATCAGTGTAATTTCCCTATTATTCCAAATATAGGAGTTGTTGTAGAGTATATTATATATTATTGTATGTATAAACTTTTATGTAGAGGCTATAAACACCCTGTGTTTAATCTCTCTAATAATGCTTCTACTAATCCCTATCTTATTTATAAAAGTCTTGCTGGTGATGCAAAGAGAGCTTTAATCAATAATAATCAAGATTTCGATACCGCTAGTAAGTTAATGAGAAGCAACTTCTTTATCAATACTTTTGACCCTAGAAACTAGCTTCAAAATAAGCCGTTCTTGGCTACTTAGCTCGCCCGTAGAGAGCCAAAATCATTCAGCCTTATTTATTGCTAAGCTCTTAATAAAATAATGCGTCACAGCTCAATTTTCACACTATGCCGTTCATACCACAACTAAATCTAAATAAGCATCCTTCTAGTATTAAAGATGGTGCTATGATTGATGCTATGAATATGATGATTAGTGAAGATAATACTGTTATTCGTACTGAATATGGAACTACTATTCGTAAAGATATTATAGATAGTTGTTTAGATATTACTGGTTATAAGCATTTCATATTTAAGTTTGCTATTCCTTGTAATAAAGAACTTGTTCTTGTTATTCAAAATCCTATTAATGATAATCACGCTATAATTAGATATAATGAAGAAACAAATACTTGCGCTCTTTGTAACACTAGTTATAAATATTCTGGTGGTGATGTTTCTACAACATTTACTTATAATAAAAATGAATTGATTATTGCTATTGCTGAAAGTAATAATGGTAAAAATACTCCTCTTAAAGTTATGAATTTAGGAGAGTTTGGTAAGCCTAAAACTTATACTACTAACCATACAGTAATAGATGATGTTTCTACTATTTGTCCTTCTGTTCGTATTCCTGAATGTTATACAGAAGTAATTAATGGTATTGCTAAGAAAGGTTGGTATTTTGTTTTTATTAGATATAAATTAGATGTTAATACCTATACTCCTTGGTATAATACTAATGCTAGTGCGTTTGTTGATAGTTTTACTCCTGATAAATTCTTTAATTTATTTACTTCTAAAGATGCTTATGCTGATGGTAGTACTAGACCTAATGGTTTTATTAGTTTTGGTCAAGTAGATATTAGCGATACTACTGAAATTGCTAAAACTACTTTTTTTACTAGATTAAAGAATATAGATAGAGATTATAAACATTATCAATTAGGGTTTATATGTATGGGTAAAAGTTATACTAATGCTTATAAAACTGATGATATTGAGATGCGAAATGATACTGTTGAAGAAGGTTTTCTATTTAAGAAAGATGCTGTTCACGATTACGATGTTGCAGAACTTGTTAGAGTATATAATAATTATTATAATGTTAAATCAATTATATCCTCTAATAATAGATTGTATATTGGTAATTATGAAGAAAAGGATGTAATCAGTAATAGTAATTTTAAGGATATACTTCTTACTATTAACCTTGTTGAAATCAATAGAAACTGGAATCAATTTCAAGAGTTTATAATAGACGAAGATAATTTTAAGATTGGTAGAAATAATATATTAGGTAGTATAGATGACCAAGGAACATTTGTTGATAATGGTTCCCTCTACGGGCAAGAAATTTTCGCTAAGATTCCTGATGATAATAAACATAAAGCTATACAACTTACTGCTATTTGTAGAGATAAAAAGTTTTATATTAGAGGTACAGATATGTTTGGTGTTGATAAAAATGGAGCGATAGTTTCATTTGATGCTTTGTCTAATAGAAATAATAATGGAAAGAAGTTTACTTATATCTATAAAAATGATGGTGGTTATTTAGATGTTGCTTCGAGTAATATGCTTGATTTTCTAATAAATCCTGACGATAAAAAGAACTTTTATGGTATTGTTAATAGAGAAGAGTTTAATAAATTAAAAACTATTGATAGTTCTATTTGGACTAATAGTCGCATACATATAGATAAATATAAAGGTGAACCTTCTAGAGCATTTAATAGTACTCTCACTTTAGGCGTTTCTCATGGTTATTCTGGCAGTATTTCTACTCTTCTTAAAGACAAGTACGGAGTTAGTTTTTCTGATTTTAATGATTGTGATTTTATAATTACTCATATTAATGAAAATAAGATTGAACCTATTAAGGTGAATATGAGTAAGTATGTATATATGACAAAGAATTATTATGATTATAATAAGTCATACGTGGATAGTGGTATTATAAGTAAAGATGATTATACTATAGATTTTAGTAAATATAATAGTGCAAATATATTTAATTCTGTTGGAATAATACCTTATCAAGAATATAATTTCTTTATTCATTTTATTGATAAACACGGTGTATCTTCTAAAGGTATTCCTATTAAAGAATTTAATGTAAAACTTCCGGCTGGTAATGTTAATATAAAAAGAAATGATAATTGTATTAGTATAATAGGTGTTGATAAATGCGATAAAATTTATAATCTAGAATTTACTATAAATACTCTTCCTATTGGAATAGAAGGTTATTTTGTTAGTTACGAAGCGTTTGAATCTAGAGTTAAACATAAAGGTATTCTTGTAGTAAGCGATATGTATGTTAAGAAGTTTTATTCTGATGAACTTAATTATAAAGATAAAATTGATTTTGAATTTGATACTCTTACTGTTTATAAAACAGAACCTGTTAGAAATGCTGTAAGTTTTGGTGCAGATGGTCAAGAAGGAGTACATATTGTTAGTCAGACTTACGATAAACCTGCTAAATATATTATTGATGCTCAACTAAAACAAGATTATAATAAAGATAAAATTACTACTAGAATTAGTAGTAAAACTTTTTTAGTAGCCGATGCTTATAATAATGTTCTTAATTCTACTTGTATTGTTTTGGATACTGAAAAATTCATAGATACAGGTGTATATATTGCAGAACTTGGAGTAGATGAATATACTACTAATTATGTAAAGAAGAATAAAAAACTTATTCCTTGTAGCCCCATTGTTTATGGAAATGATTATGATAATAAAAACATAAGTGTAAAAGTTAATACAAAAAATGGTTTTGTTAGTAAAACTCACGCATTAATATTTAGTGCCGATAAGTGTTATTTTAATTCCACTACTAAAACATTTAATTCTAATGGTAATGGAGATATTGTAGATAAACCTGTTATTCAATATACGTTCTATGATTATTTTGAACTCCCTCACGAAAGCATTAGTTATAATAATAAACCTGATGTAGTATTCTTCCCCAATAAAGGTCTCAATAGTACTAATCCTAGAGAGAAAAGTTTTGTTATTGGTAGTATTGTAGAATGTAAAAATACTGTTGATTTATATAAACAAAAACATTTTACTATTTCTGAATGTTATCCTAAGCCTCTAGAGTGGAGAAATCCTGATATTAAATTTATAGAAGTATTTGATAAAACTATTAGACGTAGTAATACTATTCAAGATGAATCTTATTCTAATAGATGGTATAGATTTAATCAAGAAGATTATAAGAATATAATTGAGAATAAAGGTAGTATTACTAAGATGATTACTTTTGGTAATATATTCTTTGTTCATACTAAACATAGTATGTTTGAGTTTAATGATAATGATACTATTAAATCTAATAATGGAAATATTCAATTAGCTAATATAGATATTTGGGATATTAAATATAGAGAACTTCTTACTAGTGAATTAGGATACGCAGGATTATCTAAACCTAATCATTCAATAGATGGAGAATTTGGATATATATTTTATGATGCTGATGGTAGAAGATTATATAGATATGACAATGGTTCTTTTAAGCCTATTGATGAAGATGTAAGGAGGTATTTACCCCTCTACGGGCAAGCTCTTGATATAAATTTTATTAATGATAAAAATAATAATAGACTTATTATTCAAATTGAAGATACTAAAAATAAGATTTCTGATTCTATTAGTTATAATTATGTGCATAATGTATTTATAAGTAGACACAGTTATAGATTTACTAAAGCATATAATACTAGAGCTAATACTTATCTTATAGGTAAAGATGGAGATACTTCTACAATAGTACAATATGATAATAGAATTGCTACTGAATATAATGGTCTTAAAGATAATGATTCTAAAGCATATATTCATACAATTACTAATACTAATTATACTAATATGAAGTTTATAGAATATATTAAATATAAACTTCGTGCTGTGGATGAATTAAATAGTATAAGCAATGGTGCTTATTTTAGCTTGCCCGTAGAGGGAACAAGTCCTAAATATGCTGCTGATAATATAACTATTGCTAGTGAGTTTTGTAGTACTGGTAGAATGGATATACATATAAAAAACTATAATACTTTTGATGATTATAAAACTCCTTATTGGAGAATGGGTAATTGGCATTTTGATTATATTAGAGATGGTATAACAGAATATGATAATAATAAACAATCTTCTGATGATAGTTCTAGAATATATGGCAACTGGTTTACTGTTAAGTTTGAATTTAATAGAGGTAAAATAGTTGAATTTGAAAATATAGAATATAAACTAACACTAGATATAAGCGAATAACAAATATGAATAAAGAAACATATAATGCGCTTTATGGTAAAAATAAAGCAAATAGACCTAAGAAAAAAGGTTTTATTGGGGCTCTTATTGGAGTTGGTGCTAGTCTTGTTGGTAATCTTATTAGTGGTGCTATAACGCGAAGACAAGAAGAAAAAGCTATGAGAGAAAAAGCGATTATTCAAAATAAACAAGATACTTATAATCAAGCTAATGCTCTTACAAACCAATATGCTAATCAAGAGTATGTAGATGAAATGAATAATAGAATTGAATTTGCTGCTGGTGGAAAATCTAATAAAGTTAATTATGGTAATGTAAGATTAAAGAGATTTGCTGCTGGGGGAGATAAAAATACTTTTGATTCAGGTAGTGTTATTAGTGGCGTTGGAGAAGGTTTGAATAGTGTTCTAGGTAGCGTTATTGGTAATGTAGATTTAACTCCTATACAATCAACACCTATGAGTTTAACTAATGCTAAAGTTAATCTTAAACCCACTAATTATAAAGCAAATAATGTATCTTTGCCTAGTACATACGACCGCTTGGAGATGTTCCGATTAGGCGGTAAAAGAGGTAGATATTTGCGAAAATAGCCACTTTTCTCTTCTCTGCTGGCTTATTACCACCTTAGTAGTACTATACTAAGGCTCAATGAAAATAAGCCGTTACAGAGGAAATTTCAATTTTATATTATATAATATAATTATGAGTAGAACACTTGTACCTAATGTTACGTCTGGTGGTATAGCTATGCCGATAGGTCGTAATATGTATTATATGAGAGGTAAAAAACATAAAGATGGTGGAATTGTTATTGGAAATAAAACAAATGGTTTAGAAGTAGAAGATGGTGAAGTAGTTAAATTAGATAATGATGGTACTAAAGTTTATAGTTCTATGCCTCTCTTAAATGGAAATAGTCCTGCACAATTAGTACTTAATGGTTTTCAACCTAATAAAGTTTTTAATGCTCAGGAGAGATATAAAAATGATGTAGGACTTAAAGATGATGGTACTACTAAATACGCTGGTGGAGGTAGTCATCCTTATGGTAGAGTTAGTGAAAATGGTATAAATCTTATTAGGTCTTTTGAAGGTTATATGCCTAGAGTTTATAGAGATACTGGTGGTGTTGAAACTATTGGTTATGGAGAGACAGATAAGAATTTTATAAATAAATATAGAGCTACTGGTATTAGTAGACAAGATGCAGATGCTCAACTTAGAAATAGAGCACAATGGTTTTATGATGGTGTAGCTAGAAGAACTAAAGGTTGGGATAAACTTAATCAACAACAACGAGATGCTCTTACTAGTTATGCCTATAATATAGGTCTTGGTGGTTATGGTGCTCATAAAAATCTATTAGGAGCTATTGAAAGAGGAGATTATGAAAAAGCCGCTCTTAATATAAATGCAGGTTTTAATGATGCTAGAAATCCTGGACTTAGAAAGAGAAGAATTAAAGAAAGAAATCTTTTTATTCAAGGTGCTGTAGGTATTAAATCAAATATTAATCCTACTGAACCTCTGATTGTTTCTAATCCAGAGTTTGATAAATTAGTTACACCTAATAATCCTCTTGTAGATAAATTTATGAAAATAAAAACTCTTTATGATATGACTAATAATCTGCCTAAGTTTAGGGCAGGAGGTGTACATAGAAATGTTCCTATTGGTTGGCAAATTTCTCCAGATGGTAAATACATTCAAACTACTTATGGAGCTGGAGCTATAAAAAAGATTCAATTAAGACCTGGTCAAACACCTCAACAAGCTATAAATGAATATGGTGCTAAACAGAATAAAGAATATGATGATAAAGTGGATAAAGAAAGTTTTGGAAAAAAGGTTGTAAATTTTGTTGTTGATGGTCTTGGATTCGATAGTAGAGGTGATGATACAGGTTTTCATTTAGACACTAATGGAAAAGGAGGTTATAAGGTTAGAAATGTTCACATGAATCACGCTCCTATTGAAGAAACTATTGTTGGAAGTAAAGTATTAGGACCACTCATAGACCTTGGTGTGAAGCATTTAGCAAAACCTATTCTTAAATGGGGTGCTAAAAGAGCGATTAGAGGAGCTATTAAAGGAACTAATGAAGAAATTCTTAGATATGTGCCTAGACGTTTTCGTCCTAAAATTGCAAATTTTGCAGATGATGCTGTTGTTGATTCTAAATTAGGAGTTGGAGAACTTAGAAGTACAGGAGCTAAAGGTAAAAGAGGAAGAGTTAATATAGGAACTCGTTCTAAAGTAAAAAATAAAACTAAAACAAGTAATACTTCTACATCTAACAGTAAACCTGCCGATAATGTTGTTGATAGTGGTAATAGTACAACTAATACTACAACAATTAATTCTACTCAATCTACTCCTGAAGGTACAGGAAATACTAAAAGAAGTATCCGTAGGATTATTGATACTATAAAGGGTAAACAACCTATAAAGACAATAAGTGAAATGGTTGATAAAGTAGGACATAAGATTGATGCTGTTAGAGAAAATGCTGCAAAAAAAGCTGTTGTTAATAGATTTATGAAAGGTGCTAAAAATAATAAATATGGTTATAATGAAGTAAAAGATTTTGTTAAAAAATATAATGCAAGAGCTAATGTAAAAGTTTCAGAAGATGATGTTGTAAATGAACTATACGATAGATTGAATAAATATAAAGATAAATTATATAGAGATAATCAAGCTAGACAAGCAACTGCCGCTAATAATATAGCTGATGATGTTGCAACTAGTACAGAAAGTAGTTCAGCTACAAACGCTGCTGAAGGAGCAACAACTAGTACAACAAATGCTGCAACAAATGCAGCGACTAGTACAACGGAAGGAGCAACAACAGCTACTACTGGAACTGCGACAGGAAATGATGGAATAGGTAAATTTAGAGCTATTCTAGACCACGTAAAAAATAATAAAATAAAATATACTTTAGGAACTATAGCTACAGGTGTTGGTGTTTATAATATGAATAGGAATCCTGATAGAACTCCTCACGGTACAAATTATGTAGAACAAGTCACACCAGCTAAACCAGCTCAAAGACCTCAACCCGTTGTTCCTGATAATACTAATGCTGATACAACACGTGTAGATTCTACTAATAATCAAACTCCTCAAACTACTGAAACTACTGAAACTCCCGATAATCAAAATAATAATAGAATTGTTATTAGAAACCCTAATGTTTCTGTAACTAAAGAACAACCATCTAATCCTTCTACAACTAATAATACTGCAAGCGCACCCGCTGCTAGAACAAATACTACACAAGGAGGAAATACTAATCATAATACTCCTGCTACTCAACCTACACAAGGTAATACTTCTGTTACGCATACTAATGGTAATTCTAACACAACAGCTACTGCTCATCAAAACACTTCTGCTGGTACAAGTACAACTTCTACTGTAAATACTCCTTCTAGTACTAATGCTCCTGCACCACAAACTAATGGTACGAATGTAGGTACTCCTCCCTCTACGGGCAAGCTCCCAGCTCCTGCTGGCGTTGGAACAACGCCTACTTCTGCTAATGTGGATGTTGTTCAATTTAATAAAGCTAGTGGTAATAATTCATTGTTTGGTAATACTGGTCCTATTCGTGTTTCTGGTGGAACTTTTGCTGTTGGACAACGTAAAGGTCATTATGATTCTAACGGTAATCCTGTTTTTGATACACAAAATGTAAATATAGACGGTAAGGATTATGAAGCATTTGTTCCTTACACTAAGGGTAGTGGGGATAATAAAACAATTATTCCTTCTAAGAAGTTTACTATGAATTATGATTCTTATAGATTGCCTACTATAAATGAACTTAGAGATGCTGGAGATAAAACATTAGGTGTTAGTAGAGCTGCCAACAATGTATTAATGCAGAACTATCTTAAAGAAAATCTTTATAGTGGTAAAGCTAAAGATGTATATGGAAAAACAATAGATGCTAATTATAAACCTGAAACTCCTAGCTCTAAAGGAAAAATATCTCTTTGGGATAGATTCAAAGCATTAGATGATGGTACTAAATCTGATATTATTGGAATTGGTGCTAATAGTTTGGCTAGTGTTGCTGGATTTATTAACAATGCTGCAATGTTGAATAATCTTCAAGAACCTATTGCTCCTGCACCTGCTTATGCTGCTAAACTTAAAACTACTGTTAATGTTGCTCCTCAACTAAATACTGTGGATTCTGGTGTTAATAGAATGATTTCTGATACAAATGATAATACTGCAAGTTCTAATGTTGCTGCTTCTAGAAATATAGCTGCTAGACTTACAGGTATGGCGAATAAGAATCAAATCTATGGTAATAAAGAAAATGCTGAAACAGAACTTATTAATAAAGATAAATTGAATCAGCAAGAAGTTCATAACGCTAATGCTTTACAATATAATCAGTATCTAAATAATCTTGTTGCATTTAGAAATAATGTAGCTGATAAACGTTCTGAAAATATAAATGGTTTGATTAATGGTCTTAATAGCGGTGTTCAAGATTTCTTGACTAAGAGAGAACAACGTACTAACTTTAGGAATACTATTAAAGCTAGTCTTGTTTCTAATCCTGATGCTGCTTTGCTTATGGGTAATGTTTTCAAGGGTCTTCTTCCTGAAAGTTTTATGCAAACTCTTTATAATAGACAAGCTGAAGCTAAAGAATTGAAGAGAAAAGAGCTTCAAAAAAGACTTAATGTAATGGATGCTATTAAAGGTGCTGCTGATAAACTAAACGTTCAATAAAAATAAGCAATTATGAATATAGTACAATATATCAATAGACAGCAAATAAATCCAGTAGAAGTAGGAGCTTTTGATAAGGCTGCTACTACTCTTCAACAAGGTCATAAAGAAGCGGTGAAAGCCGCTTCTGACCTTGAACTTGCTATTGCTAAGCTAGACCTTAATGAACAAGAAGATGAATTTAAGGCTAGAAAGCTAAATGAAATTAGAGAAACTATTGCTCAAAACACTATATATGGAAACTCTTATGGAGCATTAAGTAAAATTATTGCTGCACAAGGTAGCATTCTTGGTGGTGCTGATATGATGGGTAGACTTAAAGCTCAGGCTGAATATAAACAATATCAGTCTGAGCTTTCAAAGCGTAATGATATTAGTCAAGATGTTAAGGATAGATTTAGAGAAATGAATCCTTATTATTATCAAGATAAGTTTGATAAAAAGACTGGTGAAATAGTTGGTGGTACTGCGTGGAAACCAACTAGCTCGCCCGTAGAGGGAGTAGATTTATCAAAAGTTGCTGCTGCTGCGCTTCAATTTGCTGCTAGAGAAAAAGGTGGTGGTAATAGAACAACTTGGTTAGATGCTAATGGTAATCCTACTACTGATTATCGTAAAAGTGTAACAGGTGCTGTGTTTAATGTTACTACACAACAATGGGAAAGACTTAGTGAAGAAAAGATTAGACAAGGTATTCAAGCTGCTATGGGTCTTGTTAAAGGAGCTAAAGATAGTGCTATGCAAGATTATGAAACAGCTCTTTGGAAATATAATAAACTTAGAAAAGAAAATAAAAGTTATGCTGGTACAGATGATATTATTGATGAACACGGTCAGGTTAGAAGTTTTGAGGGTTATTTAGACCATCTATTTATGCCTATGATTAAGGCTTCTTCTTATAACAATGTTGTTACTAGTACTGATTATAAAGATGGTTATGAAAAGCAATTAGCTTATTATAAATCTATGGCTGATGCTGCGGCTAAAGCTACAGCTGCTGCTCAGGGAGGTGACCATTCTGATTTGGGTGGAAATAATTCTAATCCTAATGCTGGTAATTCTGGTACTATTGATGTAGAAAGTAATCCTTATCCTGAAGTATACGCTAATGAACTTAGAGCTAATAATTATCTTCTTAGTACTATTAAAGGTTTAGCTAAAAATGTTAAAGGTTTTGATTGGCTTAAAGACGTTAATAGTTTTCACGACATATATACGCATTATGGTACTGGTCCTCATACTACTATTACTAAACTTAAAAATGAGCTTGCTGCTGCTGGTGTAAATATAAATAAAGATACTCAATTAGCTTTATATAATAATGCTACTGGTTATTATTCTTATAATCAGCAACGTAGACATATGGATTCTGGACTTAAACAAGAAGATGCTAAAGTTATTCAAAGTAGTAGAAGTTTGATGTCTGACCATTTTAGGAAAGGTAATAATGATACCGAAGATGCTATTGTAGATAAACTAAATTATATGAATATGAACACAGATAGTACTGTTGTTACATTGAGAAAAGAAGTTGTAGATGCTCTAAATAATATAAAAGCTAATTATCTAAATGAAAGTGGTTTTAAGGTTATAAGAGATGGTGAGAGTTATAAAGTAACTATTCCTAAAAAAGATTATAATAAAGCTGTTAGATTCTTTGGAGATGTAGATAGAGCCGATACTGCTTCGTCTAATAAAGGTTTTTGGAATACTATTGGTGGTATTGGAAGAAGTACACTAGGATTGCTTCAACACGAAGGAGGTAATTACAGTATTGATTATTATAAGAAAGGTGAGAATGTAACTCTTAATAGTAGTAAGGCTTTTGGTAGTATTGGTTCTAAATATAATAGTCTTGTAGAACAATATCAAGATGTTACAAAGAATAGAATGCCTAACGTTAAAAGCACGGGAAGAGTTAATGTTTCTCATATAGGTACTACAACTTTTACACAAAGTGCTTTGCAAGATGCTTATAATAACGGTATGATTACCGCTAATGATTATAATGCAAAAGTAAAAATGGCTAATGATGCTTTAGTAAATCATTTGTCTGGTGGAGATATTAAATCAGGTCTTATTTATAATTCTGATGAACATAATCATTTTACTAAATCTACTAATCCTGAAACAGTAAGTGCTTTTATAAATTATGCTATGAAGAATTTTAGAGATAAAGTTACTATTAGTGCTGGAGAAATTCCTATTGGAACTTCTATTAAAGGAAGAAGTCTTCCTACCTCTGGTTATTTTATTTCTGTTTCATTACCTAATAATGGTGCTTTTGGTAACTTTGCTGCTGGCAAAACTTATAAGTTCTTTTATGGCAATGGTTTTGTAGAAGGACAAAATCTTTATAATCCTAGTACAAATACTTCTTCTTTAGCTAGAACTGCTGTGCAATTATCCCACGCTAAACAATCTGTTGTTAATAATATGATTACAGACTTAAGTTATTTAGGTGAAGCTAGTATTAAACCTACTAATGATGGCGGATTTAATTGTAGGTTTGGTTCTTTTGGTAAAGGTAGAAGTGTTTCTTCTGAAACAGCTGAGATGTTTGCTAAGAGTTGTTATATGTTAGACCAGCTATATGATAGCGGTAATCAATCATTAGCTTATGCTCAACAAAGAAATCCAGAAATGTTTAGTAGAACAATAAGTGGTATTGTTCAAAGTATTTCTGCTGCTACCGGTGGAGATACGCATACAATAACAACAATGGTAATGAATTATCTAAATAAAGCGGAATAATTATGCCAATAAATAATAATAGTTTAGACCCTGTTGTTGCTTCTCTTATTAGTGGTGGAATTAAAAGAAATCCTGCTTATAACCCTAGTACCAAAAAAGGTAGAGAACAACCTGAGTTTATACAAGACAAAAATCCTGCCGCTGTTTATGATTTGGGTGCAGGTGTTGCTAAACAAAGTAAGAAGGTTGCTTATGATAATGTGGATTTAGGTTTAACTCCTGAAGAATGGGATAAAGAAATTGATAAAGGTGCTGTTGTTTCTCCTTATTATAATAGTGATGAAAGATATAAACTTAAATATGCTAAACAAGGATTGTTTGAGAAAACAATGAATAGTGCTATTCAATTATTTGGTTCTGAAGGTCTTTTGGGTGCAGCTAAAGGTATATTTGATTTAGGAGATAGATTGATTCACGTATTCAAAGAAGAAGATAATGATGATTTTAGAGATGATAATTTATGGGGTATAGGTGGTAAAATTGAAGATGCTCAAGATTACCTTAGAGATGAATTTGAGATATTTCAAGAAAATCCTGATAAAAACTTTCAACTGAGTGACCCTGGTTGGTGGCTTCAAAATGTTACTAATGTTGGTAGTAGTTTATCTTTTTATTTAGATGGTTTAGCTGTTGCAAAAACTGCTGGACTTATAGGTAAAATCGGAGTTGGTAGTAAGAATCTATCTAATGCTCTTAAAGCGGTAAATTTAGCTGTTACAAAAACAGGTTCTGCAATAGGTGCTATTAAAAATCCATATACTGCTGCTAATGCTTTAGGTGCTACTGAAGATATATTTGCTACTGCTTTTATTAGTAGAACTGCGGAAGGACAAATGGAAGCTAGAGAAACATATAAAAATGTTCAAGCTGATATGAAAGCTAAATTGAATGCTATGACAGACGCTCAATATGCTGATTTTGTTGCTAGAAATAAAAACATTCCTAATATAGAACATTTAAGTAGAGATGAAGCCGCTAATATACTTGCTAGTAATGCAGCTAAAGATACATTCGCTGATGATTATGCTATGTTGTTTATGGACTTTATGCAGATAAAGTCGTTAAAGAATATGTGGAAAGGTTTTAGTAGTAGAGCTGCTACATCTGCTATAAGAAGTGCACAAGATGGAGTTCTTAATCGTTTAGCTGGCATTGCAGAAGCTGAAACAACTAAAGGTTTTCTTAGTAGAACTGGTGCTAAAATTCTGGATTCTGTTAAGCATTTTAATCCTATTGAAAGTATTCCTCTTAACGAAGGTGTTGAAGAATTTTATCAAGGAGCTGTTCAACAACAATCTGAAGATAAAGCTAAGTTTGCTATTGATGGTAAACATAAAGTTAGAGGTTTGGGTGATTATATTCAAGATGCTAGTCTTTGGGAACAAGCATTTTGGGGAGTTGCTGGAGGTCTTATATTTGAAGGAGGTGCTAATGCTTTTAATAAAGCTAAAAGTAAATTAGATGCTAAACGTAAAGGTGAAGATTTTGTATCTGAAGATAGAGCTCGTATTGCTGAAATACAATCTCGTGTAGAAGGTTTTAATAAACTTGTTAATGGACTTAATTCTCTTAATGAAGGTTTTATTCCTGGACAATATGAAAGGAATGAAAAAGGTGATATTATTTATGACGACAATAACAATCCTATTCGTAGAAGAGTAAAAACAGATATAAATGGTCGCGCTGATGCTAGTGAAATAGAAGCCGCTAAAAATAAATTATTTAATGAATTTATTACAGAATACGGTATATATGCTGCTGAGAATGGAAATAGTGATTTATTGAAAACTATGATTAAGGATAAAAGAATGAATCAATTCTTTGATGAACAACTTAAAGATTCTGATGTAACTGCCGATGGTTTTCAACAACGTCTTTTAGATAAACTTGATGAAACTTATAATGAGTATAATAAGCATTATTTATCTACAATGAATAGTGTTAAAGATGCAGATGATAGTATTGCTAGATTTACAGCAAAACAGATTATTAGAATAAATAATAACATTAAAGATGTAAACGATGGAATTGCTAGAGCTAATGCTGCAATAGATGCTGTTGTTCCTGCTGGAGAAACAATAAATGAAGATTATGTAAATCACACTAAAGGTTTAATTGCTACTAATAGATTAAGAAGACTTGAAGAAGAAAGAATTAAACTTAATGATGCTATTGCTAATGGTAAAATAAGTAAACTTGTATATGATAAGGAAATTGCAGAACTAAACGAGGAAGCTCGACAAATCGGAGAAATCGCCTTTCCTAGCCACTCTGACGAGGTTTTTCCAGACGTGCATAGAATACTATCACTCGATGACGAATCGTTCAACAGCGCGGCTCTATTGCGTGAAGCTGAGCAAACATTCTATGATTTACGCAACAAGGGCGATGAGTTCTATGTACCTAGCGAGGACTTTTCGGCACAACCTCAAAATGTTCAAAATGCTTATTTTGATAGAGCTATGCTTGATGTTACTAAGAGTGAATTAGAAGATTTAATACCTAAGAATAAGAAGGGTTATAAGAGATTATATGATAATTATTTTGATAGACTTAGTGAAGAAGCTAGTAATAAACGTAAAGAAGCTGTTGTAAACATTAGAGAATGGTTAAAAGAACAAGACGATGTTGATGCTGCATTTGATAAACTTATGAAAGACGGTGTTGATGGTAAATTTGATGATGAACTTTTGCTTCTAAGATTAGGTGCTAATAAAACTAGTGAATCTGAGAAACTGTTATATGCTGAATTAGAAGAAATTAAAAGAAAACGTAAGGAAGAAGAAGATAAAGCTAATAGTGTTACAACAAATGGTATTAGAAGACCTAGTACAGTTACTCCTCCCTCTACGGGCAAGCCTTCTGGTCAAACAGCTCAACCAGCTAATGTTACTCCTACTACAACTCCTACTGAACCTATAACTCCTACTAGAACTCCTGAAGAGGAAGAAGCTATTAGAGCTTTAGAAGAACAACTTGGTGGATTAGATTTAGAAGGAGAATTAACTCCTGAAGAAGAAGCTGCACTTGCTGATGATGAAGAAGTTAAAGCTGCTGATGCTGCTGCTGAGGCATTTAATTCTCTTAGAAATTATATGTCTAATTTGGAGGTAAAAATTCCTAGTGAAGAATTTCTTAATCCTGAAAGTGATGTTATAAATGAATTAAAGAATACTGTTTTACCTAATATTCTTAGAGAAGATAAAATGAATGAAAGTCTTATTGAAGATGCTGTGGATAGTGCTTTAAGTACTATGACTAGTTTAGCTAAAAGAGCTAGTAATAAAAGTAATAGTATGAATACTGTTATTGATAGTGCTGAAGAAAATAGTAATACTGAAAATAGTGATATTGTCAATAATGCTGTTACTAAATTTATTAAAGGTGAAATGAGTGAAGAAGAAAGAAATGCTTTCAAAGAAGCCTATGATAGATTTGTAACTAATATAGTTTTAAATTATGTAAATAATGCTGGTTTTCTTGTTAAAAATGGTATAGTTCGTATAGATGGTCTTGATTTTATTGATTATATAATTAAGAATAATAAACTTAGTGCTACTGAAGCTAAACAAGTAATAGCTTATTTATATGATTATATTTCTTATACTGATAAAATTAAAAATGATAATGGTATAACAATTGTTTGGAAAGATAAACGGGGACTTAATAAACTTCTTAAAAGTCCTTCTGAGGTTTATGTTGCCATAATAGATAATAGAAGAAAAATAGAAGAAATTAAATTAGATACTAGAATGCACATTAGTGTACCTTCTAGAATAAGAACTGGTATAGCTAGTGAAGAAGAAATAGAACGTTTTAATAATGCTGTATATGCTGCCAAAAACGGAACACCTCTTGATATACAAACAAATAATGGAGGTATTAGCATAGGTGTTGTAGCTGATTATGATGGTGAACTTGTTAGAACTGAAATAGGTTTTTTGGCAGTACCTATTAGAAATAATGAAGATAGTGCCATTTCATTAAAACAAAGAGATAACTTTATACACTATGTTATAAACATAGAAAATGGTGAAGCTGTTAGTACAAATCTTACTGAATTTATGGAGGAGCTTCTTCTTAGAAAAACAGATAAAGTTGATGAAGCTGATGAACTATTTGAGATTATTGCAAATTATGATGGTGATGTGGAAAATATAGATACTTCTATTGTAGAAAATAGTCTATTTAAGAAGATATTTGAGAATAAAGATATTATACGCTTTAGTGAAGGTAATACTGAAAACGATAAAATAGATAAAACTCTTAGAGAACTTAAGAAATATATTTTTGAATATGATGATAAAGGTACTGCCAAAGATATATTATATCTTAGTTTTGTTAATAGAATGTATAAATTCTATGATAACTATACTAACACAGAAAGGTTACATAGAGGTGAAGCCTATGCTGAATATACAGGTGCTGATGAAGATGTTATTGATTATGGAACTGATAAAAATATAGCCGATAAAGAAGTTAAATCAAAGCTAGAAGGTAAACCTGTTATTGTTTTTAGAAAAGGTCAAGGTATAGATGAATATAATAATACCTATAATAATCCTGCGGGATTTAAGAATGGTACTATGGGTATAGTTATTGAAAATAAAAACGGAACTCCTATTGTAGCTTTATTCAAAGATTCTAATAAGATTTCTGCAAATAAAGAATTTCATAGTGCTATTAATAAAGAACTTAATGATATATTTACTAAATTTCAAAAAAGAGAATATGATTTTGAAACTGTTGCTGATAAGTTGAAAACTCTTGTAGGAAATAAAAGTCATAGAGTTGGGTTTAATCTTTTGAAAGGTATAGATATTATAGAAAAAGATAATATAATCATTATATCTAATTCAAACATTAGAGGAGATAAAGGTATTATTGCCGTTGTTTATAAATATACAAATAAAGATAGTAGTATTAGAGGTACAGGTATTAGTTATAAAAGTAAAAGTGGTAGAGCTTCTTCTATACAATATAATAAAGATATTGTTGATGCTATTGCTAATGAAATTTCAGATACTATTAAGTTTAATCCTTCTTGGTACACATTTGAAAATAAAAATGATGAAGAAAGTAAAAATGAATATTATACTGTAAAGGATGGTAGAATTCATATTACCGTTGGTGAATATAATAAAGAATTTGATAGTTTTGGTAATTTTGCTATAAGTATGAATGCTTTTACTACTAATCATATTGGTACTAAAACAGAAGTAAAAAATAGTCTTTATTTGAGTGTTACAGGTCTAAGTAGATTGCCCGTAGAGGGAGAACATCACGTGTATCATACTCCTAAAACTTTATTAGAACAATCTGTTAATCCTAATGGTAATACTAATAAAGAAGTTGATGTTAAAGACCTTATGTTAGCTGCTGGTTTTACTGATGAAGAAATTGAAGCTGTTACTAACATTAAAGATGATTCCGGGAAAGAACTTATTGATACAAGTGTTCTTTATGATAATAAATATAAAGGTATTTCTAATGCTTATTATTCTGGAAAAGATAATAATGTTTATATTACACCTAAAGGTGCAGAACTGATGTCTAATGTTAGAACTGGTAGACAAGAAGTTAAACGTCTTCTTATACACGAAAATCTTCATAGACATTTTAGAGAAGCTGGACTATTTAATGATACTGCTTCTCCTAAAACAAAAAGGATTGTAAAAGACCTTATTGAAACATTTGATAGATTTAGAGAAGCTATTAGTGATGAGAATTATAACCAAATTGATAATATAGAACGTAAACAAATAATAGCTCTACTTGATGATATTGAAAGTAAATATAGAAGTAAAGATAGTATGTTTTCTGATGAAGAAAATGCTGAGTTTGCTGAGGAATGGATTGTTGAATCTCTTAGCCAGAAAGTTCTTGCTAAACATCTTAATACTCTATTGTTTGATGAAAGTGGTAGTAGAGATGATATTAGCGATATAAATAATGTTACTGATGAGAAAAAGACTTTCTTTAATAGAATTATAGAATCTCTTATTAAATTATTTAATACTATTGGTATTAGAATAAAAAATTATAGTATCTTAGCTAGACAATACTATATACTAAGCCAACTAGGTGGAGAAACTAATGAAACTTCTAATGAAGAAAATAAAGAAGAAACTGATATTGTTGATGAAGAAATTAATAATGATGAACTAGGTAATGAAACTATAAATACTGGTGAAGAAATAACATTAGATGATGATACTACCAATGATGAGGATAATCCTTTTGATGATTTAATTGATTTTAGTGATGAAGATACTAGAGATGCTGTTACTACTTATATTGAAGAATTTGCCCCTAATGACAAATCATACACTAACAGTATGGCGGATTTGAACAACCGATTTACAAAGGAAGAACAAGCATTTATTAAGGTGCTACAAGCTCGTCAAGAGTTTATTTACAAGTGCGGTTTATAATACCCCACTCGCTCATTTTTAGTGGATTAGAGAGGCTCTATCGAGCTTCTCTTTTCCCGTATAATATAATAAACATAATAAACATATTAGTAATATGGCTTGTATTTATGAACTTGATATAAAAGATGAACATCTTAAAGCTGCGATTAACGAAGTTGTAGATGGTTCTCTTAGTATTGATGGTAAAGTTAAACTATATCATCATATTAGTCAAGATTCTTTTTTAGAATCTGATGAAAACAAAGATGAAAAAGGTAATAATTTCTTCATTAAAAATGAAGATGGTTCTATTAGAGTAAATGAAGCTAAAACAAAAGAAGAACTTGTTGAACGTCTTACAGATGTTAGAAATGCTTTAATTAAAAGTGTTAGAGAAAATCAAGCTAAAGTTCATAGAGAATCTCTTATGGGATTCAAATCTTCTGCTATTAAGAATGAAGCAATAGACCATACGGCTGATGTAATTATTAAAGCGTTTGAAGAAGCTACAGCTGAAAACGCTCCTACTACAACCAAAGATATTGCTGTTAGAACAGCCAATTATATCCGTAGTTATTATAGGAGTAGTTTTCTTGAAGAAATAGAAAAAGAAGGTTTTGAAAAAGTAAAAGAAGAATATAATACTCTTAAAGATAAGTTCCTTAAGTTTAGTGATATTTCTGATAGACTTAAGACAGTTGTTAAAGAAATAGCTAATAAAAAAGCTATTACCGAAGAGCATAAAAAAGAACTAGAATCTATTATTAATGATTTTAATAATGAAGTAGAAGAAGAAAATAAGATAAAAGTAGATGTTGCTAATATCACTCTTGACGATATAAAAACAATAAAACAGAAGATAATAAAAGAACATAATAATAGGAATAAAAAGGTTCTTAATTATACTATTGATGTAGTAAATAATGAAAAATATCCTTTTAGTAATACTCTTATTAATTATGCTAAACTTGTAGATAATGTAGCTTATAATCTTGAAGATTGGTTTAGTACTGTATTTAATAATGCAAAAGTTTCTGAATATAGCTCGATGTTCGATGATGTACTCTCTACGGGCAAGCTAAATAGATATGGTTCTCTTATTTCTAATGATGAAATTGAAGTAGGAGAAGATAGAGATTCTACTGATGAATTTAGTAAACATTGGAGCGATTCTCTTCCTTCTGATTTTTCTTCTAACGTTACAGATAAACTAATTAAACGTCTTAGTAGACTTTATCAACTTTCTGAAGCGGTAGTAAATGGTAGTAAGCCTATATATGATAAAACTCCTCATTTAGGTGTTCCTCATACTATGAATGTTAAGAGGGTAATGGCTGCTATTTATAATTATGGTAATTTTAATTCTCCTATTGAGCTTATAAATTCTCTTGAAAAACTATCTAAAATACAACCTGAAATGTATGGTCTTAGTAGTTTAGTAGATGAGATGAAAAATGACCCTATTCTTACTAATGAAATCTTCCATTCTTTTGCTAATCCTAAGATTAAAAAAGCTATGGTTGAAGCTACTAAGCAAGGTATTGAAATTATACAAAGTAATAAAACTATTGATACTATTGCTGCTAATATATATACTTATCTTAATGATATTAGGTCTAATTATTTAGATGTTTATGATGCAAAAGCTCATAATGACCTTGTTAATGCTTTGAATAACCAATCATCATTCAAAAATAGTGCTGCTAGAAGTATCATTGAAGATACTATTTATAAATTTCTTTCTGCGTATATTCCTTCTATTAGTGAAAGAGATTTACACGCTTATTTAGAAGGGTATCACCTTACTAGAAAAGAAAAAGAAGGTAAAACCCAAAATGATATATACAAAATTACATATAAAAACGCTATAGGTTTTGTAACAGCAATAAATGATGCTGTAAGCAAAACTGTTGGATATTATAATACATTGTTTAATAGGTTTACTGAAAGTAGAGGAAAGTATAATGCTGCATTAGAAGGAATATATAATAGTCTAGCTAATTATCCTGATAAACTTAATAAAGCTCTTAAAGAACTAGGAGAAGCTCCTACGCTTGATATATCTTCTATTAATTTCAGCACTATTGAATCTACAATCATTCCTATTGCAACCGAACTTGCTAAAGTTACTGTTGTAAATAACGAACTTAATACTTTTAATGCTGAAGGAAATATGGCTTCTGATATTATTGCTAATAGTAATATCACAAACCTCCTTAAGCAAATTAAATATGGTACTGAAGAAGACGCTAATGCAGGACTTAATCGTCTTAAAGATTTTATTACACAAAGTGACCAATATAAGCATAGTCCTATATTCTTTGGTGTTACTGATGAAAACGGTGGAATTATTAAACCTGGTTTATTTAGAAGACATGCTGATGGAACTGTAACTGTTCATCCTAAAGCTAAAGAACTTATTGATATATTTCTGTTTGATGGTGTAAAAGATAGAGTAAATGGTAATAATTCTATGTATGATAAATTGAGTAGACAAGATTATTTTCTTACTCAACTTATTACTTATAGACAAGCTATACCTAATTATTCAGATGATAAAAATGTTGTTAGAGGTGGGTATTTTCTTCGTACTCCTTCTGATGCTAGTAAAAACTTTATTCTTAAAACAACTAGTTTTGTTACAGGTTCTTTATATACCATAGGTGGAGCTGTTATTAATGGAGCTGTAAATGATTATTTTAGAGAAACTATAGATAGATTATATGTTGATGAAAATCCTGGTGAAAACAACATTGATGTAAAAATAGAAGATGGTAGAATTGCAGATATTATACGCAGTCCTCGTAATAAAAAAGGTGTAGAGGTAAATAATCCTGTTTATTTTAATAGTATTATTAATGGAGAAGTAAAATCAATAAAGATTTATGATAGCAACAGTGTTACACATCTACAAAGAGAAGAAGATAATGATATTTATATAGTTCCTGTTAAGTATGCGGTTAAAGATAGTAATAATAAGAAAAAAATATATGTTACTGCATATGTTAAAGTGTCTAAAAAACATAATGAGCATACGGCAGATTATAATGTTGAAGAAGTAGTTGCAATTAAAGGAGAAAAAGAAGATATTGATGTTTATAAAAATGATATTAAACATTATATCGCTGATGAGTTTTTTGTTAAAGGTGAATTTGCTGACAACATCAGTGTAAATACTGAAAGTATTGCTTATAGAGCTTATAGACAACAACTTATTGGAGAACTTAATAATCTTATTGAAAATCTTAATAATGTATTTGAGTTTGTAGATGGTAAACTTGTTAGTAAGAAATCTACAAAAGATTTGATTGAACGTTATCATTTTAATGGAAAAGATATTGTAAAGAATGGTAGATTGACTGGAGCTGTATTTAGTTTTAATAGATTATTTGACCTTGAAAACTTTGATATTAATGAAGCTATTAACCAAGCTCTTTCCCTCTACGGGCAAGCTGATTCGCTCTTTGTTGAAAACAAAGATGGCTCTATAACTCTAAATGCAGAAAGAATAAAAAAAGAAGATATTATTGTAGTAGATGCTAATGGTAAGATTAAACTTAATCTTAATGAGGGTAATAGCAAGGCTTTAGATAATGTTGTTAATGGTTGGATGAAAGAATATATAAATGAGATTATTAGAGAAACCGCTGAATATAGAGATTTATATAAAGAAGCTGGTTTTACCGCTGATGATGCGATTAGTTTTGTTACAGATGCTACTCTTCAACTTATGAATTTAGATGATTTATTTGAAGGTGATAGTAAATTCTATAAGAATGCTCTTGATTTATTAAAGCGTTCTAAAGAAGTTCAAGCTGGCGGTAAGGCTTATGGTAATATGGATGTTAATGATATTATTGGCGGAGAACTAGTTAATCGTAAAGATTATCAAGGAAAAAATATAGAAGTTGTTGTAGGTAAAGGTAAAGAGTTTGAACAAAAGATTCCTATTCGTAATGGATTTAGAGCTGTAACTATTGAAGGTACATCTAAAAGTAGTGATTCTGCCAATAATATATTTAATGAAGTATATTCTTATCTCATTAAGACTATGAGTAAAGAGAATGCTGAAAGAATTGCAGAAGGTATAGCTAAAGGTTATAGAGATGCTACAAAAATTAATGACGCTCAATCTTTTATCACTCTTGAAGAGTTTATTGCTCGTAAACACGCTGATGGTACTTATAATGAATATAAAGAACTTATTGAACAATTGTATGACCCTTCTATTCCTATTGAAAAAATAGATGTTGATAAACTTAATGCTAAAATTCAATCTCAAAAGAACTTTTATTTTGATAAACAGTTTGATTTTGCAACTGGTACTTATTATGCTCGTCAAATTAAGAACTCTGAATATGTTCTAATTCCTAAGATTATTAAAGGTACTAGTCTTGAAACATTATATAATATAATGAGAGCTCATGATATTGGTCAAGTTAATACTAGAGAAACATCTAAAGCCGCTAATAAAAATGTATTAGAATTTTGGGATAAAAGTACAGGAAAAGTTAAAGCTGAACCTTTTGAAGAAAAGATTAAACAAAAGATAGGTGTAGAAAATTATTATTATCGTTATCTTTATAAACAACAAGATGTTGTAGACCACTTGGTTGATGCTGATAATAAAGCTGGTGTTCAATTTATGAAGAAAGTTATTGACAACGTTGAACCTCATCTTACTAAATATGTTGAACAATTCCATAAGAATTATGTTGCTAATATCAAAGATTCTTTTGATTTGCTTCTTAATCGTCTTGGTTGGAAGATTGGTAAGAATGGTAAACTAGTACAAAGAAAAGATAAAGATGATAAGAGAGTAGATATAAATAGCGAAGATGAAGAAGAAATTAAATTTGATGACTTTTATCGTAAAGCTAGAGCTGAAGCTAGACGACTAGGTCTTGATAGTAATTTTATTGATTATCTTACTCTGGATGAATTAGGTGACCCTAGAATGCCTAACTATATGAACAATGTTAGTACTAAATTGGAAAGCATTGCTCAAAGTATGTTTAATAGTGCTGTTACTAGACAAAAACTTCCTGGATGGCACGCTGTTCAAATCACTCCTCTAGGTGTATCTGAGGTTGTTAAAGATGAGAATGGTAATTCTAGAAAACTTCAATATCATCCTGAAGTTAAAGATGGTGATAAGGTTATTCAAGAAGCGTATGCTGAAGTACTTGTTCCTAGATGGAGTAATCTTATTCCTAAAGGTTATGATATTAGTAAATTAGCTGAAGAAGGTATTGATATTCACGTTGGTTATCGTATTCCTACTGAAGGTAAGCAATCTGTTAGTATTATTAAAATTGTTGGTTTTCTTTCTGATGTTGAAGGTTCTAAAGTTGTTGTTCCTGAAGAATGGGTTACACAAACTGGTAGTGACTTTGACGTTGATACTATGTATGTTGTTAGTCCAGAAATAGTAAAAGATTCTAAGGGTGATTTACATAAAGTACAATTTGATTCTTCTACTGAAGAAAATGATGTTAGACGTAGATATGTTGTTTATGTAAATAATAGAATTAAAGAACTTGTTAAAGGTGATGAAATTAAAACATCTATTTCTCAGCTTAAAGCATATACTTCAAATGGTAAGATTGATAAAGCTAGAGAAGAAAATAAAGAATTATTCGATTCTCTTAGAGAAGAACAAACTAATGCTTTTATGAAACTTACTAATGAAGAAAAAATTACTGCTAAAGAGATATACGCTAAATATAATAGTAAAACTGATTATGGATTAAGACACGCTAAAGCTGCTGAGCATTTTAGAGAGTTAGCTGCTAAGCCTGAGAATCTTGCCCGTAGAGGTGTGTATGAAGCCTTTGCTGATGTTAATGAGAAACTTGTTGATGCACATAATAGTATTACTGCCGTATTTGATGAAATTCATAATCTTAGAGATAAGATAAGTGAAGCTAGAGATAGATATTTCAAAAACATTGAAGATATTGCTAAATCTCACGATTTACTTACTTATGAAGAATTTTCTAAACTTAGTATTGAAAGTCAGAATACAGTTAAAGCTAGAAATAATCAAATTATTGATGCTGTTGTTGCTATTCTAAATGACCCTAGTACTAGAGAAGAGAACTATTCTCGTAGTAATTTTGATGATATTGTTGAAGCTATGAGTGAATCTAACATAGTTCGTACTGGAGACCCCAAAGGTAATAGAATTAAACCTAGTGCTTATAACCCTCTTCATCAAATTAAGTTTATGGAGAATGCTATGGGTGGTGCTACATTGAAGGCTTTCTCTGTTACTCGAGATAACTTTGTTTCTGTTAGTAATAAAGCTAAAACTGTTATTCACGGTATGACAGTTAATGTTGTTTATGATTTGAATAATGAAGATTATGATAAAGATATTATTCTAAGTGCTTATCCTAAAGCTGTTTATAATAAAAAGAATAATACTATTACTGTAACTCATAATAGACTTGGTTGGAGTGAAAATAATCGTAATGTTACTGGTAAACTTCTTACACCTTATAGTTCACAAACTACTGCACACATTCTTGATGCTGTAAAAGAAGGTTCTATTTTTAATGAAAATAGATTTACTTTTGGTAGTTTCAAAACTCTTGTGGATATAGGTATTGATTATAAAACAGCTGTTGCTTTCCTTATGCAACCAGTTATTACTAGAATTTCTGATTATAATAATAAACGTAGTAGTGTTTATAATTCTGAGAATAATAGACCTGTTTATTCTGTTATTAAAGATATTGCTGCTGAGTATGGTATTAAGGTTAAAAATAAACCTGTTAATAAGTACACTAATATAACTGATGTTTTTGATGCACTAACAGAAGACCGAGAAATCAAAATCGCCCTTCAGAACCTCGGTGTGGGCAAATTAGAGCCTTCGGGTATAAAAGATATACTGCTCGATAAAAACGCGCTCCTGCGTCGTCTATCGCCCGAAAAATCAAGCAAAATGACCACTGCTGAAAAGGTAGCTTTCGACTTGGTTACAGCTTTACAATTTCAAAAACTTCATACTGTTACTACTCATATTGAACGTGTTGCTCGTGTTACTAATCCTGATAAATTTGGTGCTAAACAAAGTATTAGAGCTACTAGACAAAAGCTAGATGAAATTAAAGAATTAAGTCTAGATGAAATTGCTTCTATTCAAACAGATGATAGTGGAACAGCTATTTATTTATCTAGTGATGCTGCCGGTGTAGATGAAAAGAATAATCCTAAAGGTTTTGTTAATGCTGTATATCCTATAGTTTTTCACGAATCTAATGGTAAACACGATGATTATAATTTTACTATTTTAGATGAAAAGAGTGTTTATCCTCCTCTTGCTGCATTTATAAAATATACTACTCTTCCTAGTGTTCAAGTTAATAGTAAATTGTTTACTATTAAGTCTAAAAGAATGGCTGATTATTTTGATAGTATTGCTATTTCTATTGGAGCTTATGTTAATGAAGAAAGATATAAAGAATTGGAGAATGAATATGTATCTTATGTTTATCATAATTCTGAACTTCTTTCCTCTCCTATTAGCATTGATGAATATGGACGAGTTATTTATGATGAAGAAAGAGGAGGTGATAAATTTGAAGAAATAAAAAGAATTAAAGGTATTAATGTTGGTAATAATCATACTAGAAGAATAGAAAATGTAAATAAACCAACAGCTGAAGATATTGCTTGGTTTAATAAACTTAGTCCTGCACAAAAAGCAATGTGGATTAAGATTAATTTTCAAGATGATTCTGGTGTATTTAAGTTTTTGAATATTTCTCTATATAATCCTAATGAAGTTAAGCGTATTGGTTATTCTAGACAAACTATTACTTTTAATGACCAAAATGTTGATATTGAAGAAATATATAATGCTTTTAGAGAAAGTTATTATAACACTAATGATTTTGTTAGACTTGCAACTATTGATTTAGTTAAATACGCATTTATTGCTGAAGGATTTAAGTTTAAGAAAGGTAGTATTAGTAAGATTATTACCAACGATGTTCTTATAAATGATACCGCTAATTTCGGATTAGGTCTTATAGATGAGTTTAATAGAGATATAACAGATAGTGCTGATGATGATTTTAAGAGTCTATTTGTTAGAAGTCATACTGATTGGATAAAAAGTATGAAGATTAAAAGAAAGACTGGTAAAGATGTTCAACATAGTTTGTTTGAAGAAAGATGGATTAAAGAATATGCAGCTAAAGTCAAAGATGGTGTTATTATAGATAGAGAAGATGTTATTAGGTCTTTGCTTAATTTAGAAGGAGCTTCTCCTATTCCTTATGGTAAACGATATATAAACATTGTGGATAATGGAGAAAGTACTACTTATGCTGTTGAAGTTTATGATAAATTTAATGTAAAAGGTAAACCTCCTTATAAAAAGGCGTTTATGTATCCAATAAATAAATTAGAGGCTGGTGAATTTAGTGAGTTTTCTAGTAAAAAAGCTAATAATAAATTTTTAGCTGAAGATTATTATAAAAGTGGTTTTGAAGCTCTAGTAAAAAATAATGAAATAGATACATTTATAGGAGAAGGTTTTACTAATGAAGAAGAACTAGAAGAGCTTAAAATAGAAGTAGCTGAACTTGAAGATTATACTAGAAATAAAGATGATTTCAAATTTGAAGATAATACTGAGAAACCTGTTCACGAAAGTGTTACTAATCAATCTTATTTTGAAGATGTTATTTCTAGTAAAAATGACAATGCACTTTCAATAAGTGTATTTGTAAATGATATTCTAGAAGCTAATAGAGTTGCTGAACAACAAGGAAAAAACACTAGTGTTGTTATGAATAATACTCGTTACGTTAAATTTGCTATTCCGCAAAATGCTACTATTACTCAAAAAATTAACGATGATGGTGTTATTAAAACATTTACTATAAGAAAAAAATCTATATCTAGTAATATAAGAACTGTAATAAAAGAAGAATTTGATGCTAAAAAAGATAATAGACCAGTAAATGAACGTATTGCTCAGATTAAAAATAGAATGAGCGATACGGCTAAATTTATTATCAATCAAACTGTTTCTAGAGGATTAATTTATTCTACATTTTATGATATTAAACGAGTTGATGAAAGTACTACTGACCCTAATGCTGAAGATTTGAATGTTGATTATGAAAGCGAATCTACTAACCTAGTTAGAAATTCTTCTACTAGTTTGATTGAGGAAAGCCACTCTACGGGCAAGCAACTTAATCTTGAAAACCTTGCTAAAGGTTTAGCTACTGATATTAGTAGAGAAGCTATCATTAAAAAAGAAAGAATAGCTAAAGATTTTACTTCAGATGACCGTATTGCTAATGTTGATTTTAATAGTGCTGAATCTGTAGCTAATAATATAGAAAAGGTTCTTGAAGCTGAAGCTGAATATATGATTAGAGAATCTAAAAGAATAAATGCTATGCTTGATAAATTTATACTTGAAGGTGAGTTTAATAAGATGGATGTTATGTATGAAGCTATTGAAACTAGACCTGATAATGATAGCGATATTAGTGATTATATATTTTATCTTCCTGCCGATGACCCTCGTCTTTATGAGTATTTTAAGAATAATCCTGAAGAATTTAATAGATTTGCTGAGCTTATGCTTCACGCTAGAAAACTAGTATCTACGCAAGAAGCTATTCTATCTTATGATGTTAGAAATGAATCTAATTCTGTTAAGAATAGTATTGCTACTATTCGTAGAGCGGTTACTTCTCTTAGAAACAATAATAGATTGAATAATGCTTTCAATATGATGTTTAATAATTATATTGCTAGTATGTATTCTACTAACCCTGTTGTAAAACAAGGTATTGTTGATTTGAGAACTCATTTTGGAGATATTAACTGGTTTGATTTTAATCTTAGTGATATTCACGAACTTAATCATAAACAAATTCAAGCTGTTGTTAAAGCTGTTAATCAAATTATTGACCACGCTAGAATGCACGTTATTCCTAAAGCTGTTAGAAGTTTTAATGAGGAATGGGAAGCTATTGAAAAGAAATATGGTAAAATAGACCTTAATCATATTATTGATGATAAAGGTAAGATAGTTCAAGAATATACCCGAGAATTTATTGAAGATAGAAAGAAACTTAAAGATGCTGTTTATCAAGCTAAGGAAGAATATGGTGTAGATTCTGTTGAATATCATAAAGCTAAATTAGAGTATGATGAGTGGAAAGCATTTTATACTAATCAAGAGATTGAAAAAGAGTATTATGTTAGAGAAACAGCTATTAGACGTAGTCTTCTTGATACTATTCCTGAAACTTATGTTGAATATATGAGATTAACAAGGGAACTTTATAGTGGAAATCAGAATGAAAAAACTATGACTCCCGAGGAAAAAGAAAATAGAAGAAAACTTCGTCGTATGATTGATGCTATTATAAATCCTACTATTGATGATGATTATAATAATGTAACTCCAGAAGAAGAAAGAAGATATAATGAAGGTAAATTCTTAAAGAAAGAGATTAAACTTCTTCAGAAAGTAAAGAATGATTATTTTACTTATATAGAAAGTGATGGATTCAAAGAAACTCTTGATGAATATCTTACTATTATTGAGAACTATGATAAGCGTCATCCTTATGAGGAACTTTCTAAGAAACTAGAAAATGAAGCATATAGAGAAGCCTATGAATGGTTAGAACATAATACTACTAAATCTCAAGATGGTATTTCTAGAGGAAAAATTACTGACGCATTTACGACTCTAAATAAAGGTCATAAGAAAGATAATGAAAGTCTTACAAAATTAGCAATAGAAAGAGATGCTTATAATTCTCACGATGGTAACATTGATGGTAGAAAATTTACTGAAGAAGATATTGATAAACTTAGAGAAAAAGCAATAAACGACCATATGACTAGTTTAGGTAATGGTAGTTTTAGCGATGAAGCTCTTATTAAAAATACTCCATTATCTAATGAAGTTTATAAGAATGATTTTTATATTCTTCTTAAAGGTAATAGAAATGAAAATGCTAAAGAATGGGAGAAGAATCCTGAGAGAATTGAAACTATTAGAAAAATAAATAATCTTCTTATTAAATTTATGGATTACAATGCTGTTGGAGAAAATCCTATTTCAGCTAAAGTTATCTATGAAAAATTAATTAATGGTGAGATTAGTACAACAGATATTGAAGAGCTTATAAAACAATATGCTATTCTAGACGATATTGAAAGTGAAAGACCTAAGAATGAAAATGGTGCTAATCTTAAAGGTGTTATAGAGATAAAAGAAAATAGAGCGGCATTTGATAAAGAAATGGCTTTTATTTCTGGTATTGATAATGAAGCTCTTAAGAAGCTATTTATTGATTTATTTACTGAAGGTAAGATTAATAAGAAGAGATATAAAGCTAATCGTTTTATGTTTAGTTATGTTACTGGTAATAAGAAACACCTTGATGAAGCAAAGACTAAAGCTAAAACTCTTATTGTTAATGCTACTCAACAAGTAACTACTAGATATTATACTCTTGCTAAAGAAAAAGCTATTGCTGAAGGTAGATATGAAGAATGGTATGAAAGAAACCATCTATATAATAACGTTACTCATAGAGTAGAACCTCTTCGTATTTGGACTACTCTTGAATTGAAAGATTATGAGGACATTAGTGGTACTTATCATTATCATCCTACTTTTGAGAATCGTCAAAAGACTGTTTATCAGAATAAACTCAATAAGAAGTATAATAAAGTTGGTTATAATTATGATAGTGAATCTGCGGAGCTTGCCCGTAGAGAAGGAAAGAAATCATACGATGCTAATAGAAATCTTACTGAAGGAGAAATAGCTATGGCTAATCTTATTAGAAATACTCTTAGTATGTATGCTGGTACTTATTCTGCCAAAAAGTTTATTTCTGAAGCATATATGCCTAGACGTGCTAAAGTTGATTTAGATGCTCGTTGGTGGGGTAAACAAGCTCTTGGTTCTGTTGGTTTAGCTCTTAGAGATACTAGTCAAGATACTTGGAATTATGATTTAGATTATGAACACGATACTGAAATTAAATCTGATATGATGACTCTTCTTAAAGATAAACGTAGTAAAGAGTTTATTAAACCTTTAGATAGAGTTAAATTTGCTTCTGATGCTGAATATGCTGAACATCTAAAAGAAGTAGAAAGAGAGAACGCTAAGATTAAGAAAGAAAATGAAGAAATTGATGCTAATCTTATTAGTAGAAACTGGAAATCAGTTATGGAAGATTTTATTAAAGAAGCTATTGACGTTAATAGTAGGAATAAAAGTAAAAATCTTATTTATCTCTTGATAGAAGATTTGAAGAATAATGGTTACTATAAACAATCTAATTTCAAGAATAAACTTATTAGAGATAAAAAGCATAGTACACAAGATACTACTGAATATATTAAAGCTGAGCAATCTAGAGCTATTGAAATGGTTACTATTTGGGCTAATAGAATTATCTTTGGTAATTTCAAACAAAAGCATCCTTTTACTAAGTATGCTGATATGGCTCAAAATATGACTAGCGCTAAGTATATGATGCTTAATGTTACTGGTGCTATTGCTAACATTGGTACAGGTATGGCTAACATAATGGGAGAAGCATTTGCAGGAGAGTATTTTGATGTTAAAGATATTCTTGTTGCTTCTGCACAATATAGCTCTTCTATTCTTCATATTGTTGGTTCTATGTTTTCTGAGAAAGGTACTGATAAGATTTCTGCTCTTATTAAATACTTTGATATCGTAGATTATACTAGTATTCTTGAAAAAGCTGCCGATAAAGGAGTTGTTGAGGTTGTAGAAGAGATTCGTAATCTTATGTATGGTCTACAAACTGGTGGTGAACATATGATGCAAAATCTAGCTCTTCTTTCAGGACTTCGTTCTCATAGAGTTTATACTAATGAAAATGGTAGAGTAGTAACAGGAACTATTGATAATTATACAGCTGATTTAAGAACTGATGTTCTTAAAGGTATTATTGCTGGTAATGAAGTTGTTAAAGAGAAATTTGATAGATTCTATAAAGAGATTGTTCACGATAAGGAAATTGTTAGACAATATGATAGATTTGATAAAGATATTGTAGATGAGTTCTTAAAGAGAGTAGATGATGATAGTGTTGTTGATGAATTTAGAAAGCTCGAAAAAGAAGCTATGAAGATGGCTAAATCTGAGTTTGAAAAATTACCTAAACTCATAGATGAACTCGAGTTTGATAAAAATACTAAAGATATTGTTATTCGTGATGGAAGTGTTCTTACTGAAGAAGCTATTGAATTTTTCAAGTCTAAGATGTTTAGAATAAACAATAGAATACACGGTGTTTATAATAAGATTGGTGCTGCCAATATCGAAAAGTATTGGTGGGGTAGTCTTGTGATGCAATATCATAAACATCTGTATCCTGGATTTATGAAGCGTTTTAGACAAAAAGGCTTCTATAATGAAACTAGACAAACTCGTGAAAAAGCTAGTTATATTGCTGCATTTAATCTATTGTTTGGTGAATACGGAAAAGTAGTAGATGAAACTAAAAAAGCTATGACTGAAGATGAACACATTGTTATGGCTTCTCTAAAAGCTATTGGTAATGCTACTCTTAGAACATTTATTGATGCTAAATTTAGATATGATAGTATGCCTAGCTGGCAAAAGCGTAATGTTAGAAGAGTTCTTGGTGATTTGGCAGGTATGGCTGGTTCTTTCCTAATGGCTGTTGCTATATACGGAGCATTTGACGACGATGATATTAAAGATAGTGATGCTCTTAATACTATTGTTTATAGTTCTGATAGAATGTTTGCCGAATCTTATATGTGGAATCCTATTGGTCTAGCTAATGAAGCTAAAACGTTATGGTCTAGTCCTATTGCCGCTACAAATACTCCTATTGATATTTATAAAGCATTAGTATTAGGTGTTGAGTATCTAAGTACTGATGAATTTGACCTTAATTATAGTACTGGTCTTTATAAAGGTCAGAATAAGATTGGTGTACTTCTTAGTAGAAACATTCCTATTTATAGAGTTTATAAACGTCTTAGCAATATGTCTAAGAACAATCAGTATTATAGAATTAATGATAATAGTCTTAATATGAAGAGTGCTAAAACATTTGCTAATCTTATCAAGAATAATGATTAAATAATAAATCCCGGTAGTAATAGAAATGTTATTGCCGGGATTATTTTTACTATGTAACTTGCCCGTAGAGGGACGAACTATGTTTATACCAATCAAACAATGTAGACCTATATAGACCCTATTTTGCCCAATGTTGCCCATGCGAAAAGACGTCCAACCGTATATGGAATACAAGCTAATTCTGCTAAAACATATACTAGTAGTGGTAGTAGACAAAAAAAATGCCCCAATATAGAACTTAATCTACATCGGGGCGTTGTTAATTGTTATAGATGAATTTGTATATAAAACACTCGATTGCCGAACTCGATGTGCCGAAATAATCGACATATCAATAAGCAACAAAATACCGTCAAAATGGCAATAAATAGGCTCTCTGTTGCATTATTTTCTTCTCGGTGAGGTATTGTCAAGGTTTTATATTTTTAGCTCGTTAGAGAGCAAATTTGGATTTTATCCTATATGGTACAGAATTAACCCATATTATCAATAGCGGTATCATCTACACTACTATCGGTATTATCATCAATATCATTATCTGAACCTTTCACAAGGTTAAGTTCAACAGGAGCAACATATTCTTTACCAAAATATCTATCTTTACCTAATTTCTTAATACGAAGTTTATCACAAATAGTAGATATATTACCTTTAGCAAAATAAAGATTCTTAGAAATAACAGCAGTATCTTTTGAAATTTCTCCAATAGTAGTAATAACGTGATTCATAAGTTTGTTATTAACGCTGTTATTATTACTTTCTTGTAGAATATCAATAAGATTAATTATATGAGTATTAGTTTTAATAATACCATTATGTATGTCAATAATTTTATTATTTATTTTAGTATCATTAGTTTCATAACTCTCACATAGTTTCTTATAATAATCTATTAGTTCATCTATATCTTTTTGATAGAATTGGGTTCTTATCACAAGTACTACTAAAATAAATAATAAACCTGCTATTACGGAAAATGCTATGATTAACATAATGAATAATAATTTGATTAGTGATTAAATGTAGGCTGACTCCTCTACGGGCAAGCTACTTTATCGTCGAAATCTTCAGATTTCGACACTTCTTCTAGCTCTTCTTCATTGAGAAGAGTATTCGTCTGTGACATTAGTACTACTACCAAAATCACAAAAATAAAAGCTACTAGTACAAGTAGTACTAGTAGCCCAAAAACACATAAAATAATTGTAGACATTAATATCTTATTTCATAGGCTGATTATTCTTATTACTCTCAGGAGTTATTAATTTGTTATTATTTTATTTACCAGTTGAACCGTGACCACCTTCACCACGTTCTGTTTCACTAAGTTCTTCTACTTCATTGAACTTGATTCTAGGTGCAGGAATAACTACTAGTTGAGCGATTCTATCACCTACATTAAAAGGTTGAGTCATATCACCTCTAGTTCTATTCTTTACACTAACGAAGATTTCACCTCTATAACCAGCGTCAATAACGCCAATTCCATTAGGCATATAACATTCAGTTTTACGATTAGAACTACGAAGAGGAACTAATCCTCCGTGACTAAAAGGTAGTTCAATAGCAATACCAGTATGATATACAAAACAATCAATTTCTGAATCATAATGTACATCTACCGCTGTAAGGTCTACACAAAAATCATCACCGCGCGCATATTCAGGAATAACTGCATCAGGATGAGTTTTCTTAACGTTAATAACAAGTTGATTTGTCAAAGAAGGTTCAGTTTCTTCTTTTTTATTATTACTTTTTGCGATGTTAAATAGATTTGCCATAAAAGTTTTATATTAAACAGTAATTAGTTTAGTAGCTTTTTCAATCTTTTTAGATTTATCTCCAAATAGAAGACTATCCATACGTTTTTGTCCTTCGGCAGCATCAACATTACAATAGAATCCACTAACAGCATTATATGCTCCCCAAACAGTACCAACAATTTCTCGTTGAGCAACACCATTATAGTAATAATTATTCATTTCTGCAATGATGTTCATCTTACGTGTACTAATGTTAGCATCTTCAGCAGCATTAATGTTACGAATAGCAAGCTGTTCAGGAGTATGACCAGTAGTCTTTAATCTAAGTAATTCTTCATCATTAAGAACAGTTCTAGTAAACAACATAATAGCTTCTTGTTCTTTCATAGGAAGATTAGCCATTTGATTATAAATTTCATTCAAATCTCTAGTCTTCTCAGCACAAGCCTTTAATACTTGCGCAGCTATATTAAGTTTTTGATGAACAGAAGCTGTATGTCTAAAGTTTATATAAGCAGAACTTTTACCAATAGCAGCATTAAGCATATTAAAGCATCTAATTCTAATAGGAGTATAAAGAATCTTTACACCACTAGAACCATCGTGACTAGTAACAAAAACTAAATAGTTTTCAACAGGGTCACCTTTAGCAAAAATCATATCAGGAAGTTTAGCACTAACAAAAACTTTATTACCAGAATCATAACAACCTGCGGTTTCCCAACGAGCTAAATTATCACCAATAGCTTTATCAAAGAATTTGAAAGCATCAATATTTTGTACAATTTCATAGCTACCCTTAACAAGACCAAGAGCATCACCAGTATCTGTTCTAAATGTAGCATATTGATTAGGAACAACTGAATTAGTAAGATTAGGATAAGCACTCAAATCAGTTAAAATAGGAGCTTTGTCTACTGTCCAATCAAGACCAGCCTTTTTCATTACTTGTTGAGAAGTATAACAGTCTGTAACATCAGTACATCCTTTATACATAAAAGGAACACCTTTAGGTCTATACATATCTATATTGTTTAATTAGTTTGTTTATATTTACTATCTTATTATTTAGATAAACATTAGTAATATCTAAATGTTCTATTGGTTCTTTATCAATAGTATAGTTATATTTCTTATTATATAACTGCATATAATAATATATGCGTTCTATACTAATAGGATAGACTTTATCATTATTAGGATTAACTACTAGAATAACAGGAATAGGTATCTTAAAAGTAAACTTAGATTTAGGTATAACAGTAACCTTTCGTTTACTTATAGGACAGACCATTGTAGAATCTACATATTGAGCTGTTAAATAACGACTCATCTCAGACTCATTAGTATTACGATTAATTCGTTTAATAGTAACATAAATTCTTTTATACGAATCAGCCATTTTAATAATACCCTCTTTATACATCTGTAATTCTTTATCAGTACCATTAAATTTTTCTGTAAGAACTACTTCAACAGGATATAAAATAAAAGGCTCTATATCTATTACATAATCTTCATTTTCATCATATTTATATCTAGGAAATGTAGTATGGACACCATTTCTACCAAAACAATCATTTCTAAGATAAGGAGTATCATAATAACCATTAACTAAAAGATTAGTAATAACTCTATTATAATCTAATAGTTCTGCTTCAGTATCAAAATTAACATAAGAAATAGCTTTAATAGTATCAACAACTGCATCGAAAGTACTATTACTAAATCTAGTGTGAACATCATTACTAAAAATGGCATGGTTATGTAACTGTTTTTTAAGTAAATAAGCTACATTACCATGCCCTTCTAGTGTGTTATAATAATCTGATACTGGAACTTCGTCAGTACCACTGAATTTCATATTATTTTATTTAATTATAAGAGAAACATTTTCTACACAACTACCAACAGTAGGATGAATATCTTCATAATCAGAATTAAATGCTGTTTTAATTTCATCCTTTTCTTTAGCAAAAGTAATGTTAGTAGAAAATGGAAAATCATTAAAAACTTTAGCCATAGAATCATTCTTTAGAATGTCTTTAAGTGTAGTTTTAGTTGTAACATTAACACTAATAAGAAAATCTCCAATAGTGAAAGGAGTATAATGTTCTCCACGTTCAGCTTTAACATTAGCATTGATAGAATCTACAATACCTTGTAAATCAATATCATCGCCTGTTTCCAATACACCGTTGTAATAAAGCTCATCTACTGCACGTCGAAAAGCATTAGCTAAAACAAAACATCTATCATCATCAATAACAGTACTAACACTTCTACGAGTACTAAGTCTAGATGTAGCTAGTTCTATACACTTACCACCGCTCTTAGTATCATCACCAAAGTTTAATACAGCATTAAGCATAGATTTCTTCAATCGTTCAATACGATTTTCATATACTTTTCTTCTATCGTGAATACGTTTTTCTTCATCCTTACAAGCCGCCATATCAGCTTTCCAATTAGCAATAGCTTTATTATAAGAATCAAGTTTTTTACTAAGCTCTTCTTGTTTAATTTCAAGAAATTCAAGTTGAGCATCAGTAATTTCTCCACCATTTTCTTCTACGTGATGGAACAAATCAAGAATATCTTGTTGAATACTATAAAGACTCATAACGTTATTAGTTATTTTATTAATGATTCTGGTATTTGCATTATCTCACTACAAGGTACAGCATCTCTTGTATTATTTCCTCTATAAATACAATAGAATCTAGCACCTTTTTCAATAGCCATTGTTCTAGTGAGAATTTTATCTATATTTCTTATAAGACTATTATTAGAATATCTACCATCAAATCTCATCCATCCATCACTACCGCAGATAGGAGAATTAAAATCTTTTTCCCTAAGAAATTCAATATATTTTGCCATAGCATAATTATTGTATTAAGATAACAGAAGATAATCACTAATAGGTTCACAATCATCTTCATCATCACCTTCGTAAATTCTATAATACTTAGCTCCTTGTTTGATAAAGAAATCTCTATATTCTTCTTCAATAGAAACAATATCGACTATATTGTTTATGTTATATCTAGCATCTATTCTAGTTCTAATCTTACCATCACAGATTTCGCTATCTTCACAAGGAGATGTAAAATAAACAACAAAATTAGCCATTATTACAATTATAAATTATCTAGGTTCAATAGTATAAACATTATTGTTTTGAATTTTACCACAATGTTTACACCTATTTACTACAACTACACCAATTTCTTTACCCCATACATTATTAAGGGGAATTTCTTTAAGAACTTCATAATTATGAAATCCTAGAATACATTTAATACTTGCCATATTTATATACTTAATTAAAGTTCATAACCTAAATCATATAATTCATCTCTAACCATACCTATTACTTCTCTAGCGTGAGGATGAGGAGTACCAGTTGTACCGTGATAACGAAGGTCAATAATATGTTTCCATTGTCTAACACTATAAGTATAAATAACAATAGTCATAGTACTTAATGGAAGAATATCTTTAGCAACATCTAGTTTTACTCTACAATCAAGAGCATACTTATATTTCTCAAAACAATTAAAAGCACTACTTAATAGAGCTTCTTGTGGAATATCTAAACTAATACTTTCAACTTCATTATTTCTAGCTCGTCTAAAACAAGCATTTTTATTATTAGCATTATAAACAATAGGTTTCTCATTATCTACACCTAAAAAGTTAATAGCTCTATGTAGACAAATAGTACCAATACAATCACCAGAATTTTGTCTTACATATCTAGTACTACGTTCAGCTATATTATTAGGAGAAACACGATTAAGTTCTCTACTACAACTGATATTAGTAGTAATCTTAAACGTATATCTCATAAGATAATGACCAATTTCTTTATCACAGAACTTGGCAGGAGTTACTTCATATTCCAATAGATTTTTAAGTCCAAATTGATTATTGAGAATATTATTTATATAATTCTCATTATCACAAATATATTCAAAATTAGTAGACATATAAATATACTCATTATTTAGTATATCATAATCTACAAAAGGATTACCTTCAAATAGTTTATCTACAATATCTCTTATATCTGCAACTTCAAGATACCTAACATCAATAATAAAATACATACTGTTATGTCTAAACATACTAGTATGACCATTTAACGAAAGATTCTCAAAAGTTTTAATATCTTTTTCTTTATTACTTTTATCGTTTTCTTTACCGTAACAAACTCTAGCACATTTAGCAATGTGAGAGTAATTAATACCTTTACGATTTTTACTTACTTCAATAAGTTCTACTTTAGGACGAACAATAGTTATATAATTGTCAATAACGTCTAATCCCATAATTTCTTTTTGTTTAATGTTTGTACTATTTCTACTACTCTGTAAAATAATGCTAGTTTAGTAGCATTATTATAAATAAGATAATCAGCTTCTATGTCATCTTTTTCACTTTCGTGACTGTCTTCGACAGCACTACTACTAGGACGAATAACTCGGACAACTTGCCCGTAGAAGGAAGGGTTCTTAACTACATCTGCCTCTTGCCTAAATCTAATATCAGGAATAGTACAGAAATTATACCTATTGACAACATTTAGTATTTTAGGCACAGCTGCATCTACCCAAACATTCTTATAAGTACCTCCTTTAATTAGTCCATTGGCATACCACTGCATTAGTTTTCTTATTGGTACAATTATCTTCACAACTCTTCCATCTTTATAAGTAAAAGGACTAGTAGAAGAATCTTCATAAATCTTATAGCTTTTATACCTCTCTTTATGAGAACTGAATTTATCAATATCAACATAAGGAAAAGTAATACTATAATCTTTTTTGAATCTAGGGTCATCTAAATCACTTCTATTTATACCAAAAGTAATACTAATACAATCTTTTACAGCATCAGCAAAATGCACAGTTTTATCTTTATATCTATTAGGACTTACAGCATATCTAGTTAGCCATTCATCATACTTACATTTGGTAAGACCAACTGTATGAATATAATTAAACATACTAGCAACAGTGTCTTTACCAGCACCAGCTTTACCAGCTATACCGATAACCACAGGTTTTTTCATATTTATTCTTTTTTAGATGAAAAACCAAAGGATAGTTTATTAGTACTAACTTTAATAGAAGATTTATCGCTAGGTACAGTATCAAGTTTTCTAATCTTATTATCTTCATCTTTATCTTCTTTGTTAGTTAAACTATCAATTCTATTATAACAGAATCTAATTCTACAATCAATAATACTCTTAAAATCATTAAGAACAACATCATTTACTTTTTCAAGAATAGGGTCTTTAGTTTCTTCAAAACCTATTATATTTTTAATATTGATAAGTTTAAGAAGAACATTAGAATAAGCAATAGACAAATCAGTGTTATTACGAGCTTTATTTTCAAGCTCTGTTACAAATGTATCAAAATCCATATCTTTATTTATTGCAAAGATAGTCTATTTGTACCATATAGCAGAAAATATCTTCCATATTTTGCTTGTGACGCACGTTTTTCATTCAGTAGGGTTAGTGTTAAGCGTACTAATTTACAGGGCAATACAGGGCAAAATAGGGGCTAAATTGGAGCTGTTATGTGCCTCGTTTACCACTTAGTAATCGACCCTTAAAAGTGTTATTCCTTGGTTATCATTCTCAACTAGCTTAGCAATAGTAACGTGACCACCTCTCTTAATAACAGCATCTACAAGATACTTCTTACAAGGTACATTTGGACGTACGATACCTCTACCATAATTATCTATTTCTAATTTCCTAAATCTAGTACTTGTATATTCAGTAGAAAACTCAATAGCATATTGATATTTTCTATTAGAACATTTAGAAACAGCATAATAGGAGTATCTTCTATTCATAGGTACATAAAGAGTATTATTAATATCCTTATATACAATTCTTTTTTCTTTTAATTGTTTATCACCAAAATCAGGAATATCAATATCCATTTAATCGTTTAGTATTTTTACTGTTTTAACGTGGAACGGTACATTCTTAATACCACTTCTTTCTCCAAATTCAACAAAAGCATACCTTCCAATATATGCAGCTTTATCTTCTAGAACAGCAGCTTGATATTCAAAACTACCATTCAAATGAGTTTCAAATAATTCATCATTAACATCATTCTTTAGAAGCAATAAAGGAATATTCTCTCGTTTATTACCTTCAGGATAAATATCAACTATCTTAAATTTACCATCAGTACTATCCTTATACTTAATCATAGCTCTATTACGTTTACCGAACTGATATTCTAGATTGATATTACGAAGAATAAGTCCTTCAAAACCTAGATTGATAAAACTATTTCTACAATTAACAGCTTTACTATCAGTACGAATATAAGTAAGAGGTAAAACAACAAATCTATTTGTATTATTTAGATGTTCATCTTTATTCTTAAAGTCAATAACGTGAGAATCAAAATTACTTTGTAGAAATTCAAGACGATTACCTTGAATCTCATCTTCCATAGCAACATCATAACACCAATACTGAAGAAGATTATGCTCTTTACAAGTAGGGTCTTTAACGAAATGATTAATCTCATTTACAGTATGATTAGGAAGATAAATCTCACCATCAAGAATATAATGTTCTTCAAGCATAACTTCTAGAACATTCTTAGGGATAATTCTAAGAAGATATTCTTCTAGACTAACAAGACCTTTCCAAATAGCACCTTCTCTACTTTGAAATATAAGATGTACAGGATTAAACAAATCTCCATCATTACGTTCAGCACTGATAAAACAACGCAGACCATTAATTTTCCATTGACCATAATACTCAGCACCATTTCTAAATACAGCATTGTTTGTGTTATCGTAAGATTTAGCAAGCATAGGTAATAATCTACCATCAACACCAGTACGATGTTCAGGTAGATAAGTAGCAACGAATGAGTATATCTCTTCCTCTACGGGCAAGTTACAGTCGTCTTTCAGCTCGTGTATATATTTATACCCAGCTTTACGTTTAGATTCAAACTTACTTTTAACCTCAGCTTTAGCACCTCTACTATGACTAGGTTTATATTGTTCTATTCTTATAGTTTTACCTATAATTCCGTGCATAACAACATAATGGTCTCCATCAGTATAAGCATACCATATACAAGGTTGCCCAAAATTATTACGTCTATACAGAGCGGCTTTCTTATCTAACATACTATTTTATTTATTAAATTTGAAACTTATATTACTAATAAAAGGCATAGCTTTACTCTTTTTCTTTTTAGCAACTTTACCATTAAGACTATCTAGAAGAGAACCATCTTTAGAAGTTATTTGTTCTCCAGTAGTTGTATTCTCATAAACATAAATAGTCTCACCAGTAAATATATCAGTAGTTGTTTCTCTAATATATTTATCTTTTTTCTTTCTAGTAGTAGTCTTCTTTTTCTTAGTTTTAGGAGTACAATCTTCTTTAGTATTCAAATACATCTCAATATTGATATTATGATTATCAATAAGTTTATCAACATATTTGTTATAAAGAAGCTGATTTCTAAGACTAAGTAGAAGCCTATAATAAATATAGCAATAATACTTATAGTTATAACTATGAATTGTTCTAAAGATAACACCATTATAAACTCTAGTACAATTAAGTTCACTATTAAGCATTCTTTCTAATTCACAGCAAGTATCAAAATCATTATCATAAGTAGGAAAAGTTCTCCAATTAACAAGACCTACTTCTATATCTTCAACATCAATAAATCCATATATATTACAACAATGATTCGTCGTAAGTGTGTACTTCATATACTAACTCATTTTCATTTGTATAAAGACTTATAGTAGCAACTTGACCTTCTTTATCTTTAATATGATTATAAACAATACTTTTAACCTTATCAACAAAATGTTTAGCAGCATCTAAAGTATGTTCCATAAGTCTTAGTTCTTCAACACTAAGTTTTTCTTCTTCTTGATTAGTAATAGCAACTATAACAGTATAGTAATTTTCTACATTAACTTCATTCATTAGATTCTCTTTTTATATATGATTATTCGTTTAGGCTTTCCAATACAGCCGTGTTTATACTTAAACCATTCGAGAGGGTCGCCAACAAGTTTATTCTTATAATGTTTCCCTTCTTTAGTATCATAAATGATTTCATTAGTATCATAATTATAACCTAAAGGAATATAAACATCTTGAATACTATCCATAAGATGTTTATCTCTAATAAAATCAATATCTTCTTTACTTTTTATATTTATCTCACCATAAGAAAGAATATTCTTATCTTTGGCTACAAATTTACCATTCTTTGTATATAGATAAATACCGTGAACTTTATGGTAATTATCTATCTCATCTTCTTCTGCCTTAGTAAGTTTAGCAAGAACTATCTTATATTTACCAGATATATCATCAGAACGGTAAAGAGTCGTTTCTTCCCCAACTAATGGGAGTGGTAATTTTCTTATCATTATAATTATCTATATATGTTTTACATTCTTCTATTGCTGTAAAAACTATTTCTTTACTATTCCTAGAAACTAGTTCAGCAAAATCCTTAGCATTATATTTTTTATCTATGAGAACAGGTATAATATCACATTCATCTCTTAACCATATAGCTTGTTTAATACCTACTTTATCATTATCCATAAGAGATAACAATTTACCATTAGGTTTTAGCTTATCATTAAGCCAACTTAATTCATTAGGTCTAAGTCTATAAGTTTCGTGAGGAATAGCAATTACACCAACTTTTATATCATCTTTGCCGTGAGCTTGCCCGTAGAGGGAGAACTCATTCATACACACTGCGATAGCAACTCTATCTTTAGTAGACTTAGTAACTACAATAAAATCATAATCACTTCTATCTAGATTATAAATACCTTCAAGATGATTACAATTAGTAATAAATCTAGTATTACCGTGTTTCCTTTTAGGAAAATACAACTTAAAGTTATTAGTACCTCTTTTATCTTTACCAAGAAAATATCCATAACAAGGGTCTTTAACATCATAGAAATACTTAGGTTGAGGATTCACATTTCTATTAATATAATACTGTTCAACAGGATATATAAAATTGATATTAAGGTCTTCAATTTTAATACCAAACTGACCCCAGTATTTAACATCTTCTGTATTCCAATTACGAACAACTAATTCTATAATAGGTTTAGTTCTTCTTATTTCTTCAATAGCTGTATTTATACCATTTATAAGATTAATATCTTTTTCTTTACCATAGAATATATCCCTAAAAGTAATAGTGATATGCTTAAGTATCTTGATAAAATCGTGTTTATTAGAAACATTATAAGATTGCTTATACATAGCACTCATTATTGTAGCAACAACATCAAAACAATCTCCCCAAAAACTACCATTAAAATCCTTGAATTTAAGTTTACCTTTAGCATCATATCTAAATCCAGCTGTGGGATTTTCATCATCTCTAAGAGGAGAACATATTAGTACGTTATTATCAATACAATCTTGAATAACTTTTTCGTCAATACCAAGATAATAGCTAAATATGGTAATTTGACTAACTTTTGAAAGTACTACTTTTTTATTAAGAGTACTACTAGAAATTCTTACACCCACACTATTAACAAAAAAAATCCTCTAACGATGAACTTAATCACCATTAGAGGACAACCTTATACAATATACAAGCTGTAAAATATCTTTACTTTAGAAAGGCATATCTTCGCCTGCCTCGGCAGATACGCTATTTCCAAATGCAGAAGGCATATTACCTGCCATAGGGTCAGCAATAGGAACACCTCCCGCAGCACTCATACCACCAGGAGCACCAGCAAAGTTAGGTTGCTTAGGTGTTTCTAGTTTCATAGGAGTAATACTTTCCTTCAAAACATTAAGACGAATCTTAGGAAGAGTATTAGGTTTATATTCTTCAATACAACCTTCACCAATGAATGCAGGGAAAGCAAGTTCTTCTCGTGCAACAGCCTTCCATTGTTTATTACTCTTTTGATAACGAATAAGTTTCATCCAAATACGAATAAACTTACCATCCTTAGTCTTATATGCAGGAGTACCATTCTCTACATTTTCACGATTAAGAAGAGTAACAACATTATTAAACAGTTTACGCCATTCAGCAATAACTAATTCTGGGTCTACTGGAGCATACTCGCCTTGTTCATCAAAATCTTCATAACCAAGACTAAGCATTTCTTCTTCCTCTTCAGTAAACTCACGACCTTTGAGAACAAACACATTAAAGATATGTTTAAGCCAATCAAAAACTTGATTAACTTTCCACTCTTGAGCTTTACCAGGAATAGTTTCAGCATTACTTTCAACAGCAGTAAAAGATAGAGTAACATAACGACGGTCAGTAGGCTTATCTTCATTACTGGCAAAAGTAAATACAAGACGAGGTACTTCTAGACCGTTGAAAGAAGGCATATTTGTGTTGTTATCATCAACATTCATATTACGAACTTCAACACTATCTAAATGACCTGTAAACAAACCATTGTTATGAGCTTGCTCGTGACTAAACTTAAGACGAGTGGTTCCACGAGCTGAACTAACACCACGACGACTAGCTTTTTTAGTAGTAGCTTGCGCAACGCCACTAGCTTGGTTAGCTTGACCAGTTGTAGCCGTATCAGCGACTACATTTTCATTTGCAAATGCCATAATAGAAATAATTAAAAATTAAACAATAGCGTTCATAAAATAAGGGGAGATAGTTTCACAACCACCTCCCCTATTACGAAATATAGCGAAACGATATACAATTAAACTATATCTTCTTCTTATTCTTCTACTTCTTCATCATCATCAAGTTCTTGGGGTTCTTTAGAATCAGAAGAGAACACCTTATCAGTATAAGCACCGAGAGGGAACATATCTACTTCTACTTCTTCATAGCCATTGTGAATAGCTACTTTTTGAACTTTATCAATTTCAACACGGAAAGCACGACTAGTAGTAGTCATCTCTTCATCTGAAAGGTCAGCCTTAAGTTGAACCCAGCTGTTAGAATCAGAAAGAGTAAGAGTAAGACCAGTACCATTCATACCTGAAGGAGAAGCTACACGAGCACCAGAGAACTTCTCAGTTTCGGGAGCAACCATAAAACGAGCAATAAGTTCAATCTTAGCATCCTTAGTAGCATCGGGACTATTAAGAGCAACTTTAAGTTCTTCGTTATCAGAAGCAAGTGCATTTTCAAGAGCTTCTGCATAATTAGCAGCTACAAGTTGTTCCTTAGCAGATTTAGAAAGACGAGAAACAGTAGTTTTAACTGTACCATTAGGCTTATATTCCATAATACCTTTAGCAACAGCCCAAGCATCAAATTCATTATGAATTGCGATATTAGCTTGAACAGAACCAAATTCAAGTCCTTGTTCTTCACAGAACTTTACGAGTTCTTCTGCCTTAGAAGCAATAGCAGCATCAATTTGAGCTACATTGTTAAGGAACATAACATACTCACCAGGCTTAACATCCATTACTCGGCTAAGAGCAGAGGTGATACGGAAAGAACCACGAGTAGTAGTAGCAATAACTTGTGGAACAGCACCGGTTGCACGAGTTGCACGAACAGCAGAAAAACCGAATTTGAGGGCAGAACTAGTAGTCTTCATAATTTGATAATTATTAAAGTGATTAAATATAAAAGGGAATTAATTAGGATTTTCGGAAGCAGTTTTATTTACTCTACGATTACGTCTACTTCCTCATAGGTTTCGTAATCATCAGAGGTTAGAGGAACATTAGTGGTAACTTTAAGTTCGGTAGTTTCCATAACACCGAATAGAATATCAGAAGCAATTTCTCTAGCACCATAAGTAAAAGCTCTATGACCAATAAGGATTCGAGGATACTTTTTATAAGTATCTTTATCGAACATACCAGCCTTAACAGCGTCACTATAAGTAAACCAGCCGAAAGCCTCAATTTCTTTGCCATTAACATTACGAGTAAATCTATACTTAGTGATATAATCAACGGGCATAGAAGCTACTCTGTAAACAGCAACTTTACCACTTTTGGTAATTTCAGCACCATGTGAAGCATTGATAGCAATACCAAATTTAGTACTATTAAGCTGATAATCTTTGTACATATTACCATTGAAATCTTTATACCATTTAACTGGATAAACATATACGTGGTCGTCTATACCTTTTTCAATATCAGCTTTAACTTTACTATCAGCATCTTTTTTACTAAGACATCTAATAGTATAATCAGGTAAAGCATTATCAACATAAACATTGTAGCCATCTGTATATTCATACAGAGGTTGATAATCTTGTTCACACGTCCAAGTACAACCTGCCCTTAGCAACAATGCTTTGATAATATGAACATCGACACCTGTTTTTCCGTTAATAACGTGAATATGTTCAAGACAAGTACTAAAAGGTAAATTTAAGTCTTGCGCTCGCATAAGAACAGCAAGACCTTCATTAACAGTTTTAATACCTCCCTTATCACTCTTCATAATCTTCATAAGGAAATTCTCCGCAGCAACTAAATCAGTACTATTAAATAGATTCAGTCGATTAAGCGTTGGAACACCTTGATTACTCAGAGCAACATCTTTAGAACGAGCAGGACGAGTATCCATATCATTGTTAGTGTCATTAGTCTTACTAACATCACTAACTTGATTTTCTGTTTCTGTCATTATTTCATAGAACACTTTGTAATTGAACACTGCAAATATAGTATATATTTATATACCTACAAAATAACATCACCATTTTCTTCATTATACATTACTTCTTTTTCTTCTTCTATTATTGTTACAGAAGGATGAACTTTCATTTTCCGAATAGCATTTTCTTCAATAGTATTTTCTACATACACGCGATAACTTTTAGGATTCTTATTATTAGCTAGTATATTTCGATAATTTGAGAACCAAGTGTAATAATCATCGCAGAAGGCGGAGGTGAAAATAACCACGTCAAAGCGCAAATCAAGCTCTCTGTTGCACTTATTTTTCACTGATATACAAGAGATAAGGTCGAGATTAAATCGTTCCTTGTAGAGGCTCGATTGAGCTTGTGCGCCTAGCACTTTTGTTTCTCCCTTGCGTTTACCAGACTTATACGTAAGTATTTTACCATTCACATCAACAGCACTAGTTGCAGGAATATCTCCGTGATATTCTCCACAATCAATACCTTTGTTTCTTAAATAATCAGCAACTTTATTAGCAAACTCTCCCCTACTACTTACAATAATAATCTTTTTATTACTATGTTTGATACAAATATCATAAATAATAGGGAGCTTAGCATCACAATCACTAACAATTTGTTTCCTAAGAGGAACAACATTAAAGAAAGCACGAGCCTTTTCATAAAGCACATTTGGATTAAATTCTTCATCAATTTGTTTCTGATAATCTATACTTGTATCTAGATTTTCATTCCATCCATTATTAATAGCAACATCGTAACAATAACGTTTAGCACTTATATTTCTACTAGCATCACCGTGTAAACCAAATTTTATATTATCAATATCTCCAAAAGCCTTACTTATATTAGTAATAATAGAACAACACTTATCATATTGTTCTTTATCTTCATTATCAAGAGTGACACTTATGTGTCGTTCCTCTACGGGCAAGCTCCCGAGCAAATAACCATTAATACTTCTACTTAAAACATTATTATTTATTTTAGCATTAAATTCAATATTATGTAGATTAGTACCAAAAAACTCATTTACGTTAGTACTAAATCTAATAGAGAATATATGTAGAACAAAGATACAATCTTTATTAATTTTATCAATAGCGAACTTATTAGCATTAACACCAATACTAATACCTATTGTATTCTTATAAGTATATCTATTACTCATATATTGATAACCAATAAAAGATATATTTCCTCTATTTACAACATCCTCACCTAAATCTATTTTTAATTGAAGAGTAATCTTAGTTAGTAACTCTTCACTACCTAGTACAATTAAGATACTAGCATCTTTATTTTTGCTTATAGCACTTACAATTAGTTCTTTAGCTATTACATACGCGTAATTTTCTATAAATATATGAGTATAACACCTACCTCTATGTTTACGGAAATCCTCCATAAAACTATTAACACTCTGACCAAGTGTAACATTATTCATATTATAACTGGTTTTATCAAATTAAGCATCTTCAAATAAATCACCATAGAAGCCACTATTTTTCTTAATGATAGCTTTACCTGAAAGTTGCATTTTATCTTTATTGCCTTTAAGATTAGGAGATACTCTAAGTTTAATAGGGTCTATAATCTTCATACACTCATTCAAATAATATGAATAATTTATATTACGATTATTAATAGACTCATCATCTAGAGTATTAAGAACAGTTACTTGTTGTCTAGCACACAAACCACTTCTAAACTCGCCAGAAACTTTTTCAACATAACCACCTTTAGTAGAAACATAAAATCGCATATTACGTTGCAATTTAATAGTACCTTTAGCATCTGTAAATTCAATATGATATTGTCTACCAACATTTTGAGTTTTACAAAAGTCCAAGATATTATCACATTGATACAATGTTTCTAATATAGGTTTATTTTCAAGAAAATAATTAGATACAGCTTTTGCTACAATAGGCATATCATAACCTTTACTAAGGTCAGCCATAAACATATATGGATTCATAACACCTTTATAGGTAACTTTATCATTAAGTTCTTGAACTACATAGTTATTAATATCTCTATTTATATAGCACTTATATTCTTCACTATCTAATCCTAATCGAGTATATTCTTGCCACTTCTTTACTATTTCATCATAAATACCTTTTTTATCCTTTTTTACTTTAACAACAATACCATCTGTATTAGCACTAACAACTTCTAGACCATTCATCTCTAACTCTTCACATAACATAAGTAGAAACAACTGTCCATTTATTGTTACTTTTAATACAGCCATTTTATCACAAATATCCCCATATTCATAACCAAGTTTACCATAGATTGAATTAATAACAATCTTAAGAACTTGGGCTAATAAATCTTTAGGAATACCATCTATATAATCTTCTTTACTATGTTTAGCTGCAACACGCGTATCTCTTAACCATTTTACCAATCGTACAAATACACTTCTATCTATATGTGCAGGAGCTATTCCATACTCAACAATAAGACTAGGATAAAATGAAGCTACATCTGCGTGAACATATATGTAACTATCATCTGTAATACTGTCCCATATACTATGGGACGCTGTTAGCTTGCCCGTAGAGGGAGGAGCATCCTTAATCTTACTTTTTAGCTCTCTAGGAATATCTTGACTATGAATACCACCAGTAGCCATTGTATAAACAAGTTTGTTAATAGTAATTTCTTTAAGAAAAGCACTCTTACCAATACCTGTAACAACAACTTTTTTAATCTCCTCTAAGAACTCTTGCATTTGTTGTGTCTTAAACTTGATTTCGGGAAAGATTATCTTTCGGAACGCCATCTGTGTTCTTTCTGTTTTACGACCTCTCCACGCTTCTGGTGGTAGATTACTAAATTCAGAGTAAAATTTCTCAAATAGTTTATCAGCAATTTTACTACGACTACTACTTAGAACATCTACACCATAAGACTTAGTAATGTTATATCTAAGACGTATTTCATCTAAATATAGACGAACCATTTCACAAACAATATATACGTCATTAGTATTATATTTCATAACATCATCAATCCATTTAGGAAGCATATATCTATCCCACTTATCAATAAGTTTATTCAACCCATCAGCATTAATACCTTTATATCTATCTATTTTATGATAATAATGAATATCATCTTCTCCAATATCAGGAAGTTCGTGTTCTAGAAGTTCATACCATTGTAAATTAATAGATGTCTGTTTAAGACTTTTAGGAAAGTAGATAGTTTCCCCAGTCTTTTTATCTACACCTTTACCTACTTTATTAAGAGCAAATATAGACATAACATCAATATCAATATATGGCATATTGAACTTATTTAGAAGACTTATAAGATAATCTTTTCTATAATTCTCTTTATCATCTTGAAGACTAATTATTTTCTTACTAAGCTCATATAATTTAGTAATAAGTTCTTTAGTAGTATCAGACTGACCAGCAAACATAAGAAGACCAGCAACCATAAGTCTATCATACTTATTACTATTATATCCAAACATATCAGTTCTAATAGCAATACCTTTATCATTTTTATAAGGTCGCATATCACTAATATATCCTAGCATAGGTAAAAGTTGAGAATCATCAGTATCACTAATCCAGAATTTCTTCTTCTCTACTTTATCTAGTTTACGCTTAATTTCTTCAACAGTATATTTAGCAGTTAGAGGTATAGGTCTTTGTTTACTACTTCCATCGTGACAATCAGCAAACACCTTAAGATAGTCATTCAAATCTACAATAACAATAGAAAAGAAATTAGGAAGTATTTCAACGTCGTATGCTTTAGTCAGTATCATATTTATAAAATTACTAGTACTCTTTTTATTTTACTATTATATAGAGTATTATCAACAAAATATTTATCAATAACACCTATAATATGCAAGTTTATTTCTTCATTTTTAGAATCAACAACATAAAGCTCATAATCTTCGTAATTAACTTCATCACAAGCCTTTATAACATCATCAGCTATTTCTTTACCATCATATCTATAAATACTCTTAAATTCCTGAGTAAATGTAGCTAACACTTCCATAGTGTTTTTACCAAAAGCCTCTTTAATTACTTTATTTATCTTTACTTTAGGCAATAGACTTTTGTGTGTAACAATAATAATACTATTATTCTTATTACGCAATCTATTTACCACCAAGTCTACTTCTGGATATATACTTTTACTCATAATTAAAATAGTAATAAAACGTGTTTTACTTCTCTGTTAGTTAAATGCTTTTCAACCATAAAAGAATCTATGAGATTTTCAATCTTTTGATAAAGAAATAGTTTACCGTAAGTATATGAAACTTTATATCTAATTTCCTGAGTAGTATCTTTAATAGAATTACTCAATCTATTAAATATAAAATCTACATTATTCTTTTCCGTATTGTTATAAGTAATAATTCTAATATCGGCTATTGTTTCGATATTATCGGTAGCTATACAATACTTACGAACATAATTCTCAATAATACCTTTTACATATTTATTAAGAGCGCATACAATAATAAGATTATGATTGTTACTCTTAATAGCATTTATAATAGGATTCAGTTTATTTGGAAATTTAGCCATAACAAATTACTAAGTTTTTCCTAGCTCTACTACAAGCTACATAAATTCTACGAAGCATATCATCAATATCTCCATAAAGATTACCATTTTTATCATAAACAATATCAGTTAAATCAACAAACACATTATCATAAGTACTTCCTTGACTTCTATGAGAAGTAATAGCAAAACCATAATCTAAATCTCTAGAATAAATAATAGTGTTTGCTCTACTAACTACATTTGTAGCAAGAAGGTATTTTCTTTTGAATTTATAATACGCAGACCATTTAGCACTACGAGTACCACCAGTAGCTTTTTTAGCGGAATCAATAAGACCACTAATAACTTTATGATACATTTGAATAGTGTAAGGGTCACGATGGTCAATAATAAATACAGGACTAGTAATTTGACCACCGTGTACTTTTTGAAACTTAACAAGAAAACCCTTAAAGTTATAATTAGTATCTACATAGTTTACAATATCGTGAATAATATATTCTTCACTATTGTTCATAACAACATCAGTAAAATCATCAACGATTGTTTCATAACACATAAACAAATCATTCTTAGTAATAATGTTTTTATCAGCGTTAAGAACTATGTTATTACGAACAAAAGTATTCCAAGCAGACACTTTAGAATTAGTATAAGCAATAATACGATACATATCAATGTTCTTCGTATATTCAACATCATTGAACTTTTCTTTAATAGTATCTATAAATCTATCTTTTCTATATATGGCAAAACCATTACCATCTTCATTATATTTCTCAATATCAATGTTTTTAGCAACATATTCAAGAAACTTAAATGTTCTATTAGCAATATCTTGTCTAATAACATCTAGAATTTCTCTTATAGGATTATTGCCATCTTGTCTTACAATAGTAGTAAGAGTAAAACACTGAAAACACCTACTAAAAGCAATAGATTTCTTTTCATTAACGGGAGATAATTGCTTATCATCTCCAATCATAATTACTTTGATATTCTTGTTTTTAGTAGTATTATAAATATAAGTAACAAGTGCAGCATTAAGCATACTTGCCTCATCTATAATAAGTACAGCTACATTATCTAACTTAGGTGTAGCCATAGGGTCAAACTGAGGGTCTTTAGGATTAAAATCTGCAAGATTAAGATTAAGTCTTAACCCAAAAGTACTCTGAATAGTAAATACTTGTCTATTATGAATAGCTTCACTAAAAACTCTACACGCTTTATGTGTTGTACTAGTACAGCAAATCATACTAGGACTATATTTAGAATGAGTGATGATATAGTTAGTAACAAAAGTTTTACCAACACCACCAGCTCCAATAAGTCCAATCATATGCCTATTAGGGTCAAAATCACTATCAATAAAACTAATAATACCTCTAATAGCTGCACTTTGGTCTTCAGTGAAATTAAATCTATCCTTATTTTCTAATTTAACAGGTACTTTGTTATTATTAAAATCATACATCGTATAATCTCATTTTGTAGTTATTTATTATTGTATTATAAAACTGTCGGAAAAACTCTAATTGCTTAGTAGCTTCCTTATTATCCCAATCGACATCAACCTTTTTAATACGAAATACTAATTTATTGAGAAGATTATCTATAACTAGATTACCCTTAACTATTACACCAGGAGCAAAAGGAAGATAATGAATTATATTATCAAATCTTCTATCCAATTCTCTAATGTATTTAATACGCTTTTTGTTATCATCTAGAAATCTAGAATAAACAGTTTTACGCTTACCACATTTATAACTAATTCTAGCAATAGGATATTTAGTATCTTCATATATAACAAAGAAAGACGAATCAAGTGTAATTCCCACTACACCTAATACGTCTTTCTTTACTATTTTATAAGTATTTCGATTATCAGTAGAACCACGTAGCTTGCCTGTAGAGGAACGAGATACAGTTTTCTTACTAAAATCGAATGTTGGCATTTGTCTTAATCTTAATGTTTTAACTTACCTAATTTCTTATCTGCCTTAGCATCTCTATAAGCATTAGCATAAGTAACAGCAGCATTGGTAATCTTAGGCTTATTAGAAGATGAACTTGTATTAACACGAACATATCCACAATAATGAATAAGATAATCTAATTTGCCTAATGAACGAATACCGAGTTCAGCATTAGCTCCAACACATACTACTTTATTAACTGGGTCAATGCTAACTCCAGTTTTAACAAGGAGGGAACGAGTAGCATAAACTTCATCGTAATTACGTTTCTTTCTAGCCATAATACTTTACATTTAATTTGTTTGGGTTAATGAATAAATTGATTAAGATTGTTATATATCATAACTATACTATATAGTATAGATTGTCGATATTCGGTTTGCGGAGCAGATAACATATTCGATACTTGCTCGCTATGCCGTCAAACTTGCGATGTGCTGCACGTTTTCCCCATCAATGGGGGATTGTTCCAGCAGGTTATTTGCAGGGCAACAGAGGGTCAAAATAGGGTCTAAAGTGGATAACAGCTGTTATGGATGAAATAAAAAGTAGCAACAATTCAAGTACTATTTCTAGCACTAGAATCATTGCTACGACTATCAACCATAAAACAACTAATTACTATTAGATGTGTAGGAGCGTGAGAATCGAACTCACATAGATTAAATCTACAACCATTACTCCTTAAAGTATTACTACTTTATTTATTTACGAGAAAGTTAAAAATGGCTTTATACACTTTATCGAAAGAACTATCATCTAAATCTTCTAAAGCGTCATTGTCATTTTCATCTTTATCTTTATCTTTATCGTTACTTTCATTATTCATTTTATGCTTAACATCTTTGATGTTTTCTGCTAAAGCATTAAGTTCTTCAGCAGAAAGATTAAGTATATTATCTGCGGCATTACTAATATGACCACCAAGACTTTTAATAGATGTAAGGATTTTATTAGTAAGAATACTATACAGTTGAGCTCCAGATTCTACATCCTTCATATCTTTAGCAACAATCTCAGCAAGTTGTATAAAGAAGAACATATAGCTAATCTTAAAACGTTCAGTAATATCTTTATCATCGTCATTAACAACGATAACTGTTCTACTACTAACCATATTAGTAATAATAGCACCAACTGTATCCCCTACAAGACTATTAATCATATCAAGTTCTTTTTCATAAATTTCTTTATCCATAATAGTAATTGTTTTATTGATTAATTTATTCCGAATTTGTTTTCCATTTCTTCATCCCTATCGGAAAGGGATTGAATACGCTTAGCAACTTCATCGCAATAATCATCATAATCAGTGTGAAAAAGTTTACTATTAAATTCCATAATAGGAACATCTTCTTGTTTCATTCTGTGAGGGATAAAAAGAAACAAATAAGTAGCAAGCTCATAAAGAGCATAACATCTATCACATCCCTCTACGGGCAAGCTACTTATATTTGTAAATTTACTACTTATTCTTCACGATAAGTAATACCTTCTTCAGCTTCACGCTTACGACATTCTTCAGAATGTTCTTTAAGATAATTGTAAGCATTAGCATAATTATCAGAATCGCATACATCTTTAGCTGCCTTACTAAACAACTTACGAGTAAGATTGTTAATAGTATGTTCAGCATTCTCTTTGAACACTTCAAGAGTTGCTAGAAGAGATGTAATAATAAACTCTTCAGAATAACTATATTCACGAATAAGACTATCATAACGAACAGTAATCTTATCATATTTAAAGTGAACAAAGCAACTATCTCCAGCAATATCTCCACGTTCTTTAAGAATTTTGATAATAGCGAGAGATGCAAGACGAGTAAGCTCACGATTATGATGTAGAAGAAGACCTACTTTAACATAATGTTCAGGGAAACGCTTAGCAAAGGGGTCTACACCTTTATTAAACTTTTTACCACCTTTAGTAGGTTTAGATTCACGAGGTGTGTAATTCTTCATACGAACAACACCTTGTTCATCAACAGTAACTCGACCTTCGTTAATAAATTCTTGTAGTTGGTCTGCAAGTTCTTTAGCCATAACTTTTTGAATTAAATGATTAAGATTAAAATTAGAATTATTATTATCAGTAGCATTATCGTGAGTATGCTTAAAATATCAAGTATTTATATCAATATCTAGATATACGGCTTACATCATTACTTACTACCATCGAAAACAAAGATACTAACTATTCACAACAAGACCGAAGAATTATAGAAATAATTTTATCAAGTAGTGAACAGCTAGTATCATTTGTGATAGTTTAGAGCATCAAATCACATTAAGCAATATAATAAATGATTTGAGCATTAGTAGATTAAGCAAAAGTATCAGCAAAAGACTTAGCAAGAATAGCATCAGCTAACTTATCTGCCATACGATTACCAACAGGAGAAAGTTCAACACCTACAACATAATTGATGATTACATCGTGGTCATAAATATTAGGAGTAAGGTCTTCACGAGAACTAAATGGATTAGTATAAGCATCACCAGCCTTAATACGATGTTGAACAACAGAAAGTTTAGCACCAGAAAGAATCAAAGGAAGAGCCTTTGGATTCTTAAGGATAGGATTAGCAAGCCAAGCCAAATCAGGATTCTCTTTAAGAGTACCAACAATAGCATAGAGAGAGCTGTAGATGACACTAGTCATACCTTCTACATATTCACCCTCACCATTATTAACAAAACCAGGGATTTTGCTATTAATAGTAAATGATACCATAGTGTAGGTAGCATTATCTGTGGTATTTACATTTTTAACCACAAGATTGTTGATACGCTTAGCACCGCCTTCAATGAGTTTAGCGATTACATCCTTAGTAGTCTTACCACTGAAATTAGTAGTTTCCACTTCGTGAGTTTGAGTTTGTTCTTGAACGTTCATTACTTCGTTAAGATTTTGAGAGTTGTTAGTAGCCATAATACTTAGTATTAAATGATTAATTAAAAGATTGATTTAGTTGAGATGATGAGCATACTAGTCAGTACACTCATCATCTAATGTAAATTGATTACCTAAAATAGGTGGATTTGTTTGTGTATTTGTTTGTTGATTATTTACTTCTCTTGGAGAGAGAATTTCATAAACAGAAGATTGTATAATACTAATATCTTCTTTAAGCTCATCGTGTTGAGCACTTAAACTATTAACTTGATAGCTAATAGTATCTACATCTCTAATGATAGTAGAATTATCAATAGAATTAGCTGTTACAATCACAGCAATATAACCAAGAAGAATAGTATTTTTATTATTCTTACATAGGTAAATCGCTTTCTTCAGCATTCGTGTAATTACCTTTTTCATTAGTATTTCCTTTAGTAGCCGAGATATGAACCTTAGTTTGAATGAAAGGATACATAATACCTATATCCTTTTTAACTGCAATAGTGTTATATTCTACTGGTACATCGACATTAACATTATATTTTTCAGTTTTAGTATCAGTAAGAACAGCTTTAGCCTTAAGATTATCAAGTAGACGATTATTATCATCTTTTATCTTGTTAATAAGGCTTATAACACTAGTATCAGTTAGATATTCAACAAGATAAACATTATAGTTTGTAATGTTAAATTCTAGAGCATTATTAAAACTCATACGAGAATTTATTTCTAAATACTCCATAAGTTCGTGATAAAACTCCATAGAATTAACCTCTACATAATATGTATTGCAAGGTATATCCTTAAGATACTTGCTAGTTGCATCTTCTTTAGCAGATTTAGTTGCAATTCTGTATTCGTGTATTGCTAATAACATAATTATTTATTTTATTAAGTTGGCTAGCACCAACTCTCTTCTATTCACTAATAGAAAGAAAGTTAGTGCTAGTAAACAAACCATTTGATTGAAGAAGAACATTTAGTTTTACAGCAAAGGTTCTAAGATTGTAAATCTTTCCTTTGTTCAAATCTTCTACACCTTGTTCAATGAAACACTTAACGTATTCATTAGCACAAACACAATGAAGAAGAATTTCGATAACAGGAATGTTATCAGGATTAAGAAGAACAATAAATTCATTCTTGTGTACATTACCAGTAATCTTACTAGTAACATACATAGTAACAGTGTAATACAGTTGCATAGTGATGAGTATTTGTTTGTTATATACTTTTAGCTACAATAGTAGTAGGAGCATCTTCAAAGAGCATCTTCTTAGATTCTCTATTAAGATATTCCAATTTATCTATCATACTTTTTGGTGTACAAAGCTCAGGAAAAACATCATTTAGTTCTCCACTAATCCATTCATTTGTAACATCATTTATGGTACAGAAAGGATACATTATAGCTAAGTTATAAAGAGTATGATAGGAATTATTATAAAAATGAGGAACATTATCCTTAACGATACACGTATCAAAGATACATTTATCGGTAATAGATTTATATCTATTACGAATAACATCTTCATCTTTATTAGTATGATTACGAACAATCTTAATTATAGCATTAAGAAGTTCTTTACCATAGACCTTATTAGGTCTAGCATTACGCTTATAACCATCATCTTCTCTAACATACTTTGCAGTCTTATTGTCAAAATCAATAAGATTAACAAAAGCACTAGGAAAATCATCAATAGCTTCATTCATAGGAACGAATTTAGCTATCAAAAGAGCAATGTTAGCATAGACAATAAAGTCGAAAAAGTTAAAAGGCTTATTAATGGTATTAACCATTACATAGTCAGTAGAGAAAGGAGAAACTATGTGAAACACACGAATAGTGTGTTTAATAGGAGTGTCTGATGTAGTATCCATAATAGTAGTTGTTGAATGGTGATGAGATGTGAAAATAAAGATTAGGATTATACTAGTGAGAATGTAGATAATAGCTACAATACTAGCATAGAAGAGAGAAGTAAGAGCGATAGGCTTAGAGATTAAGAGACGAGAAATGAAAGAGATGAGCTAATGATAAAGAGAAGAGAAACTCTTAATCATAAAGGTAGAGATGAAGTTAAAAGTAAAGCTGAAAAAGATGATTAAGATAGTATCAAAGATAATATCAAAGATAATAGCTATAATGAGCTAAGAGAAAGGCTTAATAGTAAAGAAGATGAGTGTAGAGGTGGTGAGATAAGCTAATAAGATAAACTATTAAAGATAATATCGAAGATTAGCTTAAATGTAAAGATGAGAGTGCGGATAAAGATGAGTAAAGAGGAGATGATAGGAGAAATAATACTAATTATAGTATTAATCAAAAGAGAGGAAATGAAAAAGATGAGCTTATTTCATTGGAGTAGTGAGAGGAGGATTAGGAGGAGAAGGAGGAAAAATAGCAAGATTAGTACCACTATTTCCCCTATGAACACCCTCAAATCCACCTCTCATTCTACTTTTTATCCATCACTTTTATCAACAACACTTTTATCTACCACATCTCACCTTAAAACCTACTAGTAATCTGTTCAAAAACATCTTCATCAAGAAGAATATCCTTAATAACAGTAACATACTGATTATATCTATAACCAGTATTACGTTTGATATTGACAATGTCAAATACAATAGTAGCTTTATTGAGAATCTCACCAATAATCTCTACATATTTGTCATAAGAATAACCAAATGTGTAATGAACAAAACCAACAAAACGCTTATCATCTTCATCAAGCTCAGCTTTATCATAGATAAGACTATTAGCTTTATCATTAATAAAGTCGATTAACTCTTGAAGAGTAATCGTTACCTTATTAGTACGAGTAACATTGTCAAAATTAGAAATAAAATCAATGTCACTATCAATGGTTAAAACTGTAATTCCGTTAAGGTAATTAACAGTCTTGATAGACTCAATAGTTCTTCTATAAGAACTAATAGGAGTTATATCAAAAGAAAGATTATTTTCTTTCATAACAGTAAATGTTTTATGATTGATAAAATGGTTGATGGCTTCAGCTGCAATACTATTACGCTTAATAGTATTATCAATGAACGCTTAACGATAGACATAGGCAGCTTGGGCGAGATTCTATAAGTATATGTATGAGGAATGATACGCAGGATTCTGTGAGTATCTGTATGAGGAAATCCAAGAGGATTTGGATGTCCAACCACACGTACAACCACACGTACAACAACAGCGGTACTACCGGCTGGATTGCCAGTAGTACCATTGTCAGATTAAGCGAAGATGTTCACCGCAGAAGCATCGAGCGCAGCCATCAGCGTACGACAATATCGAGCACCGATTGCACCTAGCTTTACACCAATGATTTTAGTGATATACATATCACGTTGGGCAGCCTCACGATTTTCATCGTAGATTTCACCCTGAGCGACAAAAGTACGAACTACTGTAAGTTCTGCATCAATGAGCAAACGACAAACAGCATCATCACGTTTCTCACGAGCAAGCGTGAGAACGATTCCGATTACGTACTTAGTGTCTTCATCAGCGTTGGCATTACGAAGGACGTTATAAACCTCAGCGGGATATACCCAGAGGTCATTACGTTGAACCTTGTTACCATCTGCATCAAAAGCGTCAAAACGTTCTTTAGTATTGAGCACGAAGTTGCTCATACCTTGATACAAACTGGAAGCCCTGACAGCGGCTCTGCTAACGTGCAGCTTGATAGCTGCATCGTCATTAGCGGATTGAGCACTTGCAGCTGCTTCAGCTGCGTTACCTGTGTGAAGGAGTTCTTCATTCATAATGGTGGTTGTTTAATGGTTTATGGTGGCACTATTGCCAGGATTCTATTCGTTATATGTATGAGGAAACAGAAGAATATTCTCAGCACAACTACACTAGGCAGCTGCACTGAGAACATCGCTAGTTCCTACTTCAGTTCATCTCTGTAGATACCTGCTACCGCAAATACTACGACTGATGCTACGATAAGTAGCAAGTTGAACCAGCCATTAGCTGCATCAATCGCAGCGTAATATGCGTTACGATAGTCAGTAGCATCAGCTGCTTTGATTATCGTATCAACCATACCAGCTTTACCGATGGTGAGACCGATTGCGAAGGCAAACACGATGGCAGCTACTGCCATCACGTTAGTTACTTGTTTCTTTGTCATAACGATGTTGTTTAATAGTTTATAGTTCAGGATTCATAGCGTTATCTGTATGAGGAACATTTCGATTTACCTGACGGGGGACATCAAAACGTAAATCAACACCCAGGGGTCTTCACTACAAAGATTCCCGTTTGTTCTCTTGCATACCAAACAGATTCACCTCACTCTTTATCATTTCTATCATTACCCTTATAATATCTTTTATCTTAATCATAACTATTATTACTATTATTAATATAATCCTTATTTTTCATCTTCATTATCACTTACATACTCTTTATAATTAAACCTATTATCATTTCTATTACTTCCCTTCATACAATCAACAACTCTTTTATTCCCGTGTACGTTCTTACATCTAATTTTACCATTACATTTTTAATCATCATTCTTTTTATAATCATATTCATTCATATTATCTTTATTGTATTCTTTTCCTTTATAATCACCCTTATCATTACTTTTTACTTTTTGTCTAATACTCTTATTACTCCTTTTATTTCATCTTTAATCATTTTATCATAACAACCTTCTTTATTATTAGACTCTTCATTATCTCCATATTTCATAACAACCTTCTTATCTTCTCTATCATTATAACTTTTATTTTATATCTCAATCTTATTTTCATTCCTTCTTACATTATTTCCCTTACTATTATCTTTATCTCTATTTCCTTTATTCTTATTTATATCATCTCTTCATCTAATAGTTCTACCTTCTATTTCTCTTCTATTCTCATTATCTATTAGCTCACAGCTAATAGCTTTATCTCTACAATAGCTACTATTTATATTAGCTCTATTATTATCTTTTCTATCTTTATTATCTCATTCATTTGCTTTATTAGCTAGGGCTCAAGGCTCGCCCTTGGCTCGCCTTTCGCGTTTAGCTTCAGCACTATTATTTAGGACAACATTCTTATTGGCAGGACTACATTCTTCATTCATATTACCATTATTCTTATAACCATAAGCACTAAGCTCCGATATGGTATAACTAAAGATAGTGTTGCTAATAGTAATAAAACTAATGATGATAGAGATACAGATAATGATGCTGGTGAAGATGATGATTGAGCCGTCCCTCTACGGGCAAGAGCGCAGACGAAGTACTGCGCATATTAATGGTAATAATGATAGATATAGTAATAGAATAGATGATAATGTTAGTGATAATAAAACAATAGATGATAGAGATGTGCATTGTATTCACCCCTCTACGGGCAAGCGTGCGAGTTCCACTCGCACATATAATGATAATAATGCGGATAAGTGAACTAATAATGGTCGTTTTCAACGACCAGTTAGTGAGCTTGCCCGTAGAGGAAAGAGCTATGATAATCGTACTTCTAGCTGTTGAAGAATTAGAGGTTAGTAATAGAGGTTTTGTTATGGATGTTGGTAATAGATTAAATAAAGATAGAAATAAAGATGGTAGTAATGATAGTTGTAATGATTGTGTTATTAAAAATGATGATGATTGTGTTTTTGCTCGTAATAGTGCTATTACGAGAAGAACACACTTTTCCCTGCCCTAGATAATAGCTTATATAATAATAATAAATCTATATATCTAAAGATATATATCTTTATTATCATTATATAAGCGTTCCCTACTATATAATACTCTTAGCAACTAACGCGTGTGCGCATATACACGTACACATACACGTACACGTACGTACGCACATAGCTACGCAGGCAGGTGTGTACGCGCCCGCTACGCGAGCGCAATAAGCTAGACGGGCGCGTGTGTATATGTGAGCGCGTGTGTATATGCGTGTATGTACGAGCGTACGTGTGTTGCGCATAATGCGCGCGTGTGTCGTGCAGGTAACGTCCGTGTGTATCGCGAGGGTGTATCGGGCGAGTATCAAGAAGACCATCAGAACCATCAATATCTTCATCATCATCAATAGCATCATTATCATCAGCAACAGCATTTACCCACTTTTGCCCAATGTTGCCCTGTATTGCCCTGTACAATCCAACGTAACACCATCCCCTTTTGGATGAGTAACAGAATCAATCATCAATACACATAAACAGCAATATATTGGTTACTATCTCAATCAATAACAATACTACCTTAAACTACACCATATAGGAGATAATTTCCTTCATATTTGCCCTCTAACGGCTTATTTTGTCCTTAGCCTTACAATTACTCTACTTGATGATTTGAATGCAACAGAGAGCTTCTGAGGTGGCAAAAACGAGGTGTTATTGTTTGGTTCGCCCTGCCGAATATCGAGCAATCGCAGTATTGCTGATTTATTGGGCAGTTATTACTAAGAGTATTGCTAATTTCACCATTGGTATTTCTAGTATCATTTCTACTAGCTTTATCTATATCTTCATCAATATGTGAAGTTTTTATTATTTTTCTTTGGCTGTATGGATATTTTGCCTACATTTGTTGTGGATAAATCATACAAATATGAGAAGATATGAATGTAACGATAACTCCGAATAGTAGTAAAGTTATTAGTGTTTTACTGTATAATGATGATGATTATAATAAGGTTATTCTTAATAAGTTTAATGTGGATAGTAATGATAAACGATTAAAGTTTTTAATTATACTTGGTCTTCTTAATCGTCTTACAGATAATGCTATAAGATTATTAACTATGATTGCTTCTAGAGGTAATAGTTCTATTGGTCATCTTCTTATAGATGATTATACAAAAACTTATTTTGTTAGTAGTTTTGTTTATTATATTGCCCTTAATGAACTTATAGATAAAGGTTTTGTTATAAAAGATAGTAATGATAAAAAATGGATTCGTATAGAATCTAAATATGTAGAACTTATGGATAGACTTACTAACGATAGTATTGTTGCTATTCATTTTTAATCAATTAATCATTTAACAAATAAAATTATGGTAGACCTTATTAAACAAAATGTAGACGGTCAAGAAGTTGTTCTTACTATTCCTGGCTCTGTTTCAGAGTATAATAAAGATGTTCTTAAACAAATTACTGATAATATCAAGATTGCTCCACATTATGCTCTTGTTGGTATTGTAACTGGAATTAGTCCTATTTCAGTGTTTATGAATGCTAAAGCTGAGGCTTCTATTAGTATTACTCCTATTCTTGCTAAGGTTGGAGATACAGAAAATTCTTTTGTTGATAATGTAGGAGATGTTGTTATCATTGATAAGAGTTCTTTAGAAAGAGGTATTCATTGCCGTAATTCTAGTAAAACTTCTTATGGTTATTTTGTACAAAGTGTTGAACGTTTGGTAGATAATAAATCTGATATTCAAAAGATATTCAGTGGTGAAAATAAAGATAGATATGATAAGACTTGTTATGTTATTGAATTTAAGCTAGTACCTATTTCTGATATTAGAGGTTGTTATACTTACAACAAAGTTGATGATATTGTATTTGGTTAAACACGTAATCTAAATATGGAATTTTCGTTTGGTATTGAGCGTAAGAAGGGTGTTGCTAGAAGACCTTACGTCAATAGAGAACGTAAGAAAGATAGAATCATTAATGATTTAGAAACCTTTAATAGAACTGATATTCTTAATGAAATTCATTGTAATGATAATGATGACGGTCTTGATTTATTTATAGATAATCTTATTGTTTCCGTTTGTGAGAGTAGTATTAAGAATGCGCTGAATGATGGTAAGAATGCTACTATACCTAATTTTGGTATTTTAGGTTATAATCCTTTTTCTGATGCTCTTAAGAAAGGATACACTACTATTAAGTGTCTTAAAGGTTCTAGTAATAAAGAGCTTCTTAAAGAGTATATGGCTGATGTTAAAGAAGAGGTTCATCAAAAGGTTCATAAGCGTATTTCAAAAAATAATATATTGAATAAATGTAAGAGTAGAAATAAGAGCCTTTATGAAAGACTTTATATTACTCACGGTAGATGTTATGCTAATGCTAAACTTTTTACTCTTTCTATAATGTCTATTGTTAAATTTGATGAGGAGCTTGAAGAGCATCTTCAAAAACTATATAAAGCTGATGATTAACGTAAGTATAGAAAAGATGATAACTGTCGATGAAACTGGTATGCCTAAAGCACCTAGTCTTAGACAGATTCAAGATAAGGATGTAGCATTGCTTTATCAGCGTGATAGAAATTCAGATAAACGAATGTATATTGCTGAAGCTGGTGTTATCTATTATCTTGGCGACCCTAAAAGTCCTGCTAAACAGCAAGGTCTTACTGATGAAGAAGCTCTTAAAATGGCTATTGAAAACTTTAATCTACCTAATGATTATAAGCCTGATTCTTTAGTTAAAAAGATTATTGATAAGTATTATAAGCAAAATATAACAGAAGCTGGTGTTGCTTTGGAAGCTCTTCATAAATCTATTCATCTTGTTGCCATCGCTGCTAACAAAATTAACGATGTTCTTAATAAGAAATTGAATACTTTTGATGAAGAAGATATTAGCGGTGTTTTAGCTTTAATGGATTCTGTAAGTAAACGTATTGCAGAAATTCCAGCTCTTACTAAAGCTCTTGGTACAGCTTATGAAAATCTTCGTAATGAAGAAGAAGCTCAATATGCAAGAGGTGGTAAGAATATACTTAGTAGTATGAACGCAGACGATTAACAACATATGTTTAATGTAAATCCTGTATATAAAGAATTAAGACTTTTCTTTGATGAACCTGAGCATAAATATACCGATAGCTTTGGTAATTCTTATAAGTCTACAACTACTCTTCTTCACGAGTATCAACCTAAGTTTGATAAAAAGTATTGGCTTAAAAAGAAAGCTAAAGAATTAGGTATATCTACTGCTAGGCTAGAAAAGCAATGGCAGGATATTACAAATGAGGCTTGTGAAAGAGGTACTAAAGTTCATAATGGTATAGAAGATGGTATAAGAAATATATCAATGTTCTATGATGCTGTAAGAAGAATACGTAATGATAAATCAATGACTACTGTCGCTGATATTAATGATATTAATGACTATGTAAAACCTTTGGACTTAGATGCGTTTATTGAAGCTACTAATAATAAATATCCAGATGTATATGCTGTATTTGATTATTATATCAAAAACGGCTATAAGATATATTCTGAAATTGGTATATTTCTTCCTAGTGTTTTAGTTAGTGGAACAATAGATATTCTTATTCTTAGAGAAGACCAATTTGTTATTGGGGACTGGAAAACTAATAGAGGTGGTCTTCTATTTGAATCCGGATACTATAAGAAAGATAAGAGTGAATCTCCTGCTCAAACTACTGATATATGGGTTCCTAATAAAGAGTTTCTTCTTCCTCCTCTTTCTCACCTTCCTAAATGTAATGGAAGTATTTATAATATGCAGTTATCTATTTATGCTTTTGCTGTTGAAACAATACTTGGTATTCCTAATGCTGGACTATGGCTTTGTCATATAGATTCAGATTTTGTTCTAAATAAATATGGAATGCCTAAGCGATTTCCTGATGGTCTTTATCATATTAAAAAGAATCCTGTTGAGAAAACTTCATTATATAAAATGAAGTATCTTAAGAAAGAAGTTATTGAGGTTCTTAAGGATAGACATAGGGAGATTGCTGCTACTAAAGTTACCTCTAAAGATTTATTTGATAATTATGAGTAAAGTAGAAAAGATTGTCCTACCTATCATATTTGGAATTATGATACTAGGATTTGTAGTTACTAATTGTATTTCTGCAAAGGAATCAAATAGTAATAATAAAGTTGTTGATACGACAACTGTTGATAGTATGCCTGCCAAACATTTTTATGAATGGAGTGTTCCTAAAGATACTATTGTAATTCACGATACTATTCGTATCTATAAAGTTATTGAAGCTGATTGCGGTAATGTAGTGGACTCTCTACGGGCAAGCAACACGGAGCTTAATAAGGTTATTCTTAGACAAAATCATAAGCTAGCTCGTATTAAAGAATATGTTAGAATTTCCAATGTAGGTAAAAATAGTAAATATCTAAAAGGTTGGATTATTCGAGTTCTTAATCATTAAACTAATAAACTAGATGGAATTTCAAGAAGCATTTGATAAAGTTGTTGTTGCTGAGGGAGGATATGTAAATGACCCTCACGATAATGGTGGAGAAACATTTATGGGTATTTCTCGTAAGTTTAATCCTGATAGTGTTCTATGGAAATATGTTGATGCAGAAAAGAAAAAGGGTGGTACTAACGCTCAACTAACTAAACGTCTTAAAGATAATGAAGCTGCTGTTAAAGCTGTTTATTATATTTATTATAGCAAGTTTTGGAATCCTCTTAGACTTAGTGAAGTAAAGGATAGTAAAATGCAGTATCAAATTTTTGATGATGCTGTTAATAGAGGGATGGTTGCTGCCATTAGAACTATGCAACATCTAGTCAGTATGAGTGTTACTGGTAGAATGAGTGATGAACTTATTTATAATATAAACAATTATAAGTATGACAAGGGAAGAGTTTAAGGATATATTCCTGATAGTAATTATAATAGTGTTGGTTATTGCAATAGGGATAACAACTGTGGTATATAGACCTAGTAAGACTGAATATGTAGAAAAAGATAATACTGTTAGTCAAAAATTCGATAGTCTTGTAAATAGTAATAGTGCTGGTATAGATAAGAATAAGTATGATATTATTATTATAAATAAAGAAAAAGATGAAGCTATTAAAGTTAGTCGTACTCTTAATGATTCTGCTGCCATTGAATTGTTTAAGAGTTTGGTCGCAGAGTGAAAAGAGGGATGTAATCATTCGTCCCTCTACGGGCAAGCTCATTAACGATACGATAAGTATTGATTATATTAGAAGAGCTAATGAAAAGATGATAGCTTATAAGTTTCTTCTTAAAGAGGTTGAGAAGAAAGATTCTATTATTTCTATTCAGTATTCTATTATAAATAATACTAGGAGAATTGCTAATGAAGCTGATTATAAACAAACAAAACTTCGTTATACTAATGAACAACTTAGAAAAGAAATAGATGTTCTTCATAAGCAGCGATGGTATCTAGCAGGTGTTTCTGTTGGTGCTGTCGCTGCTTTAGTTGTTTCTATTATTATTAAATAAATAACTGATATGGATAATTACCCTTTTCTTGATTATATAAATGAAGATAAGTCTAAGTATAAGCACGCTAAAGATTGTGGGTATGTTGATGATGATGATTTATTTCTTATTGGTGATAGTGGTGGTTTCCTTATGAATATAATTCCTGGTGCTAAATTTGTGAATATTGAATTATTTACTGAAGTAGGGGATTATTATAGGAAACATAAGAAGTACACTAATTATAAACAAGATTCTATTCCTCATAGACAATTTAGGAAGAGAGAAGAATATAGACGTAAGCACGGTTTTTCTGCTCCTTGTCTTCAGCTTCCTGATGGTACTATTGTTAATGTTAGAATTACAGGACATCATTATAATTTTCTTAATTATACTCCTATTGAACAACTAGATGAATCTACTATTAAGAGTGGTAGCAAAACAGCTGTTGCTAAAAAGAAATTTGATTTTCCTAAATTCTTTGATAGTCAGTTTTGGACTTTTCACGCTATTGAATTTGCTAGAAATAATGGTATGCATTTTCTAGTCGATAAGACTAGACGTGGTGGATTTTCTTATATGATGGCTAGTAAATCTTCTAATACTGTTAATGCTAATTCAAGAAAGGTTGTTATTCACGTTGCTAACGATACTAAGTTTCTTACTATGACAGGTGGTCTTACTGATTTTGCTGTTAATAATCTAAAGTTCTATGAAGAGAATACTCCTTTTATACGTGGTATTCTTAGTTCTGTAAAGAAAGATTTTAGACTAGGTTATAAACTTAGTAATGGTGTTGAAGCTGATAATTCTTGGCGTTCTTCTATTATTTCTGTATCTGCTAATAATAATCCTGACTGCGCTATTGGTAAAGATGCTATCGAAGTTGATGTAGAAGAGGTGTCTACTATGGATAATTTTGATGAGTTTATGACTGTTACTGAACCTGCTATGAGAACTGGTGCTTATACTACTGGTCAATTATGTGCTTGGGGTACTGCTACCTCTGGTAATATGCAGGTGTTTGAAATGAATTTTTATGACCCTCGTGCTTATAATTTTATGCCTTTTGAAAATGTATGGGATAGAGATAGTAGAGATGAGGTTTGTGGTTTCTTTAAGCCTTATTGTTGGGCATTGCAAGGTGAGGTTGATGGTATAAGAGGTGTTGATGAGAATGGAAATAGTAATATATCGGTAGGTCTTGAAATTGCCCGTAGGGAGAGAATATACAAGAAAGAACACTCTAAAAAATATAGTGATTATATTAACTATCTTGGACAATATGCTTTGTTTCCTTCTGAGAGTTTTAGTAGTGCTTCTGAGAATATTTTTAGTTCAGAAGAACTTAGTGCTTGGGAAGATAGACTTAAGGTAGATACAGATTTGCATTTTTATACTGATGGAATGCTTATAAAAGATGGTAATAATATTGTGTTTAATTCTAATGAGATGCTTGCTAAAAAGAATATGAAAATACACGAGTATATTTTCAGTGTTCCTCGCAAATCTCACGAAGACCCTTATGGTTGTATTCGTATGTGGTTTCCTCCTGAATATGTTATAGAGAATGGTAAGAGATTTATTCCTAAAGGTCTTTATAGTATTACTTATGACCCTGTTGGTGTAGATAAACGTAAAGAAGAAATCTCTCTTAAACATTCTCATAATAGTATTAAAGTGTGGATGAATCCTCATTATCTTAATGGGTTCAAACAGAAGTTAGTTGCTTGTTATTATGGTAGACCTGAAACGCTTGAAGAAGCTGATAGAATTTGTTATAATCTTGCGGTGTTTTATAATTGTGTTGGAACAACTAATGTAGAAATTAACCGTGGTGAAACTGTTTCTAACTTTAAGAAATGGAAAGGTCTTACATACCTTGCTAATGAACCTACTTATGTTTGGGATACTAATAATAGAGAGAGTGTTAGTACTAGTTATGGTTATAATATAAATAATTCCAATAAACTAGATGCTGTTCGTCTTCTTAAAGAATTTCTTTATGAGGAAGTTGGTAAAGATGAATTTGGTAATCCTATTCGTAATTTTCATAGGATATATGATTATCAATCAATTTTGGAATTAAAGAAGTGGTCTACCAAAGGGAACTACGATAGAGTGTCTGAGATGTTACTTAGAGGTATTGAGTGGAAGGGGATGAAGTTACGTATTGATTTTGAATTGGAACGTAGAAAACAACTTAATAGCACTAATCTAGATGAGAATGATATTCTTACTAGAGAATGGTGTTAAACAACTAATAATATAATAAATATGGATGCACTTTTATTTAGAGAAAAAGAATTTCCTAGACAAAGGATTCCTACTAGTAAAAAAGATAAGGCTTGGGGTGCAGCTTGTTGTGATTATGTAATTGCACAAGGTCTTGCTTGTAGAGATAGAAAAGCTCTAGAAGAAAAGTATAGTATTCTAGCTGGTAATATACCTGATGAATACTATAAGAAAATTCTTAATCCTTATAATGCTACTAAGGAGAAATATACTAGATTTCCTGCAACTATGAGAAACTTTGACCTTATTAAAGGTATTATTCGTAGATATGTAGGTGAATATCTTAAATCTCCTAATCTCTTTATTGTTTCTGCAAATAATGCAGAAGTTATGTTAGCTAAAGATGCTAAGCTCCGTGTAGAACTTTATAACATTGTTCAAGAGAAAATTGCTGCTAAGATTCAACAAGATTATCAGCAATATATTGAGAGTGGAGAAGACCCTAATAATTATAATCCTGAAGAGAGATTTGATTTTGAGGAGTTTGTTAAAGAGTTTAATGATAATTATGTTGATGATATTTCTGCACAAGCACAAGAGATTTTTAATGTAATTAAAGATGTAACTGACGATGAGTTGTTTTATGCTAAGGCTTATTTCGATTATGTTACATTTGGAGAATGTTATACTTATAGCGATGTTGTTGGTAACGAACTTGTTAAAAGAAACATTATGGTTGCCGATGCTTTTCCTGTAATAACAGATGAGCAATTTAGAGAAGATGATGATATGTTTGCTTGTAGAAGAAAACTTTCATATCAGCAAATTGTCGATGAGTTCTCTGAATATCTTGATGATAAACAACTAGAATTTCTTAATAAGTTCTATACTTCTCCTAATAATGAAATTAAGAACGCAGATTATTCTTTTGCTACTTATGAACATTACTTTCCAGATGTATGTAATAAGTTTAATATAAAAGATAGAGAGTTCTTTAGAAATAGAAATTATCCTGAGAGAGATAATGCTACTGGTCTTTTTGATGTTTGGCACGTGGTTTGGAGAGGAGAAATTCGCAGAGCTATTGTTAGTTTTGTTAACGAAGCTGGTCTTATTGACCAACGTATAGAACTAGATACATATAGACTTAATAAAGAAGCTGGAGATGTTTCCATAGAATATGAATATGAACCACAGGTTTATGAGAGTGTTCGTATTGGAGGAGTTTATGATGCTATTTATCCTTATGACGCTAGAGCTGTAGCTTATAATAGAAAAGGTAAACTTCCTTATAATGGAGTTAGTGAACTACTTCCTGGTTTTGGTAAGTTTTCTATTGTAGATATTGTTACACCTTATCAGATTCTATACAACATTGTTTATTATCATAGAGAAATGGCACTTGCCAAGAACAAACTTAATGTTCTTATGATTGCTAAATCTCTTTTAGGTAAAGATGCTGAAAATACTATTTATAGAATGATTGCTGATGGTGTACTTTATATTGATGATTCTGATGACCACGGAATGTTGCGTGCTCAGCAAACTAGATTTTTGAATAGTAGTATTGGTGATTATATCCAACAGCTTACTGTTTTCCTTCAAGAGATTGAAAACTCTGCTAAGAATGCTGTTGATATGACTGCTCAACGTTATGGAGAAATTGCTAATTACGCAGGTAAAGCTACCACACAAGAAGCTGTAATTAGAGGAGCTATGGGTTCTGTAATTATCGAATATGTTATGAATGCTATGCGAGAAAGAGATTATGCTAGAGATTTAGATTTCTCTAAACTTGCTTGGATTGATGGTTTAGATACTTCTTATCGTGGTGAAAATTCACAGATTAAATATATTAGTATTGATGTTGATAAACATATTTATGCTAACTATTTAATTAAAGCTAAGAACTCTGCTATTGAAAGAGAAAAACTTGAATCTATTAAACAATATGCTTTTAGTGCTGCTCAGAATGGAAACGATATGATGGCTATTGCTGCTATTGAAGGGGATAACATAGCTTCTATTACTAAACTCATTAAAGAGTTTTCTGCTAAGAAAGAAGCTCAAGAAGAAAATATAAAAGCTATGGAGCAACAGACTGAACAACTTAGACAAGAATTTGAACTTAAAAAGATTGCTGCTAAGGGAGAAGAAGATAGAAAGACTAAGGAGCTTGAAGGCTATATTAATTCTCAGATTGAACTTATTAAAGCTGATGCTAATATGATTAGCTTTGATAATGGAGTAGATGAAAGTGTTAAAGAGGCAGGTGTTGATAGACTTAATGATTATAGAGCTGATGTAGAAAGACAGAAGATTCAATTAGAAAGAGAGAAGACTATGGTTGATGCTTATAATAAGAAGAAAGATAGAGATATAAAAGAGAAAGATATTGAAGCTAAAGTTAGGATTGCTAAGATGAATAAAAATAGGTTTGATTTTAGAGGTGGAAATAAGTCTACTAAAAGGTAAATTATTAAGGATGAGTCCTTACTTGTTGGTCGGTTTTCGGCTGATGAGTAAGGCATTTTTCGTGCGCTCGATTGTGCGAGATTTGCCTTCTAACACGCTAAAAATCAGAGGATGAACTATAAGCAAGCCTACAATTAGTTCCGTCCTCTACGGGCAAGATACTTCGCTAAATGATTTCGATTAGGCATATATCAAGTATAATATAGTAATTGTTATTATAGTAGGTATTATTGATAGCAACGGAATAATAGATGTAGTTTTGTCTTAAAGGTTTAATCATTAAATAATAAAAATATGGACTTTGATTTCGGTTTAGATGGAGATAATAATACTGCCGCAGGTGGTAATCTCCAAGACAAAGACAATGTTACCGATTTAGGTGATACCCCTAAAGACCCAAAAACCAATCCTTCTGACAATGACCAAGGAGGAGATAATCCTCAAAATCCTAATCCTGATGATAATGATAATCCTGATGGTAATGGTAATGATAATGGTCAAGAGGGTGACAGTTCTACACTTGAAGAAGGAACTATTGTTTCTATTGATGGTGTAGATTACACTGTCGATGCTAATGGAAATCTTCTTGATAAAGATAATAATATCTTTAAGGAGAAGAAAGATGTTGATGAGTATCTTAAGTCATTTAACAACGTTGATGACGATGTAGATGAAAATGAGATTAGTATTGCTAATGTACGTAAAGCTATTGGTGTAGAACTTACTGATGAAAACGGACAACCTGTTGAGTTTGAAAATACCATTGATGGTATTAAGGGTTATGTAAGTGGTGTTATCAACGCTGCGGCTGAGGATAATTACGATACTGCTCTTAACACTCTCTACACGAAGTTCCCGTTTGTTGAAGATATTATTAACTATTATGTTGCAAATGGTAATTCACTAGAAGGTTATAATCAAGTTCCAGACCGTTCTGGTATTGAGGTTATTTCGGGTAATGAACAACAACAAGAAGCTATTATTCGTCAAGCATGGGCAGAACTTAATCGCGGAGGTAGCGTTGATAACTACATTCAGTATCTTAAAAGCGGTGGTCTTCTCGAAGAAGAAGCTCGTAATGAGTTGAAGAATCTTCAAGATAGAGATGCTACTTATAAGAAACAACTTGAAGCGGAAGCTGAACGTGTAGAACAACAGCAACAAGAATACCTTGTAAATTATTGGCGTACTGTTAATAGTGTTGTTAATAGTGGTAAGCTAGCCGGTTATGATATTCCTGATACTATTACAATTAATAGAGATGGACGTAAGCAAGCTGTTACTCGTAACGATTTCTTCAATTACCTTTATCAAGTAGATGCAGAAGGTAAATCTATGTATGAACGTGACCTTGAAAAGATGGACGAAAATGCCCAACTTCAAGACCAACTTCTTAGAGCTTATCTTACATTTACTGGTGGTTCTTATTCTAGCCTTGTTGCTATGGCTGCAAATAAAGCAGATGTTAAACGTCTTCGTTTGACCGCTAGCACTAAGAAAAAGGGTAACGTAAAAGTGATTAAACCAAGTGGTAACAAAAATGCTAAAGATATAGATTTCGGTTTATAAAAAAACAATTACTATTATGTATAAAATGCACGTGCTTTCGCAGGGCAAATATGATGACCGCGGATATTCAAATGAAGAGAGTATTTCTGCGCTTAATCTTACTAAACCTGTTGAAATCAATACTTTTCTTACTTATAACTTCGGTATGGATTCTGACCGTTTTCCTCTTTCTTTTATGACTGAAGGTCAGGGTAAAACTGGAGTTGTAGATATTAAAACTACGCAGTGGACTTGGAAGACTATGGGTCGTCTTAAATTCACTGATTTTGTTACTTACTTTAATACTGCTAATGCTACACCTGGTATTGGTGGTACTGAGTTTGAAGTTCACTTCTCTACTCATTGGTTTATTGAACAACATGGTCTTGTTGCTCCTGATGGTAAGACTACTGTTCGTATTCAGAAGGATTTAGGTGAATCTCCTTACGGATATGCTTATCTTCTTCGTCTTACTAATCCTAATCCTAATGCTTATGTAGACCCTAGCTTCCTTGAAAAGGGTAAGTATTGGTCTATGTCTGCTCCTACTGTTAGTGAGAGTTATTCTAAGGGAAATCGTAGTAATACTATGGGTCCTGGTAAGATGACTTCTCAGTTGGAGTTCCAGCGTTATTCTAAGGAAATTGCTGGTAATCTTGCCAATGTTGTTACTGAGTATGAATTTGCTAATAGTAAGGGTGAAAAATCTCGTCTTTGGATTAATGAAGAAATGCGTCAATTCCACGTACACATGCGTGTAATGAATGAGGAACGCTTGTGGATTGCTGAGTATAACCGCAATACTAATGGCGAGATTCTTCTTAAAGACCGAGATAACGATAAACCAATTCCTCATACTAGTGGTATGTTAGAGATTTGTCGTGAAGCTAACTACGATACTTACGGAGAAACACTTCCTCTTAGTAAACTCGAACGTACTGTTGGTGATGTTCTTGATGATGATACTGATAACGGCAATATGGAAATTGTTCTGTTTGCTGGTAAAGGATTTATCGAAGACTTTGACCGCAGTATTAAGGAAGATGCTAAGAACAATGGCTTCTTAACTCCTCTTGGTGATAAGGAAATTCAAGGTGCTAATCGTAGTCTTGAATATGGCGCATACTTTAATAAGTATAAGACTGTTGATGGTCATACTATTACTGTTAAGCACTGCTCTTTCTTCGATAAGAGTACTATTGCCGAGGCAGCTAAACAGAATGGTTATTTGCATCCTCGTACTGGTCTTCCTATTACTTCTCACCAAGCTGCATTTATTGACTTCTCTACTTATAACGGAGAACGTAATGTTCGTATGGTTCGTCAAGAAGGTCAAATTTATAAGGCTAAGGTGTTCAAGGGTATGAGCGATATTCCTGCTTCTTGGGGTGTTTCTGATAGTAATTATATTTCTACTGAGGTAGATATGAGTAGCTATCAAATTAAATCTTCTCTTGGTCTTCAGGTTAATAAGTCATCTAAGATGTTCTTGTTGAGCTGTTCTCTCTAATTGAATTATTACTAAATCACAATAAATCTTATGGCTAATTCTGACAAAGAAAATAACTTTGCTTTTGGCAAAATTCCTAGTACTGATAAACAGAATGAAGAAGTTAATGTCGCTAGTGACGAAAAAGTAGAAACTAGCGATGTTAGCTTGCCCGTAGAGGGGGACAATGATGTTGCTAATCCAGTTGATGAATCTTCTGATATTAAAGATGATGAAGAATATACAGACATCAGTTCAGTAACTGTTAAGCTCGTTAAGAATTATTCTCTTTATCGTAAAGTTAATGATAAAGTTCTTCAAAAGCGAGTAGATTATATTGGTAGTTCTGTTTCGTCTTCTCGTATTCTTTCTGCTAATAAGAAAGAGATTGAAACTTATTTCCCTAACATTGTTGGTGTTGCTCCTAATAACGAAACATTTATTACTCGTGTTAAGCAATATCTTAACAACATTCGTATTCGTGTAGATGAATTAGGTAAAACATTTAATACCTCATTTCATTATTATAAGTACTCTAGTTACAAGTATATTCGCAAGGAAGAAAATCGAATTGAAACTCGTTACCAAAAGGCGGATAAAACTAACATTAAAAAGTTGCGTGAAGCTCTTAATGAGCGTATTACTCAACTTAATGCTCTTGAATCTAGTAAATGTGAGCTTGGTTATCCTATTAACGTTGATGATTATCTTATGTATCGTCACTGTATGTTATACAGAGATATTGCTAAAGATATTGCGCTAGTTAATACGGATGCTAACATTCGTTTCTATTTTCAAGACGATGCGAAGGAAGAAGAAAAACGTCGTTCTCAACGTAACGCTATTACTACTGCTAAGAGTTATTTCGTTAAATGTATTGCAGAGCCTGCGTTCTTCCAAGCTGTATATGTTCAGTATTGTGCTCTTAATGGTCTTCCTATTGTTGCTTCTCTTTCTGAATCTACCATTGACCAAGAAAATAAACTTGATAGATTTAGTACAGAAGAACCTGTGAAGTTCAATAAGATTTGTAGCAATAAAAACTTGTACACGATTAGTACTATTGAGATGTTAATCTCACGAGGTGATTTAGTACGTTCTCAATACAATCAAAACATTACTACAACTAGTGGTGAATTTGTTGGTGCTAATATGAACGAAGCTGTTGTTTGGTTTAAGAATCCTGCTAATAGTGCTAAAGTTCATGCTTACCAAACTAAACTTAAACTAATCTAATATGGATATTAAAGAGATGCACCAAACATTTAGGGTGTATGCACAGCAAGTTGGTATGCAAAATGTTCGTGCTATTCTTCCTGAATCTATTGATATTTTTATAAATGATGCTATCGGACAATATGTTCAACAAGTAGTTATCAGAGAAAATAGCAATAGCGGTGGTCGTGTTAGAACTTCTCGTGGTTACGTAAATTCTAAATCTAGTGACCAGCCTATTAGTTCTCTCAATGCTCTACGAACTTTGTATAAGACTATTAATGTGGTTATTGAGAAGCCTAGTGGTGAACAGCCATTAAAGCCTTATCTTAATGTTCCGCTTCTTGCACAGAATGTGATGTTTTATACAGCTTTTTCTATTAGTTATGGTAGAAATAAGTATTATGATTGTAGGATTATTGAACCAGATGAACTAGAGAATACTCTAAATGACTATTGTAATGGTGCATCTTTTGATTATCCTATTTGTTCTGTTTATGCTGATGTTAATGGTAAGAATTATCTAAACATTTATGCTGATAAAAATACTAACAAAGTTTCTAATCTTGTGATTAAGTATTTTGAAGAACCTGCAAAAGTTTGTCTTGGCTATGGCGAGGATAAACCTAAAATAGATTGCAATCTTCCTACTTATACACATCCTACTATTGTTAGATTGGCTGCTAAATTGTTTAGAGAAAGTATTCATAGCACCAACAATACTACTAATTAAAAATAAATACCTATGCGTAATTTTCTTCTCGCTGGTCAAGCCGTTGCTCCCGAAGCTGGAGATATTAGTAAGATGGCTCCTGGTAAATTTGGTGTTTATTATATGAAGGATGGTGTTCTCACTTATACAGCTGACGGAAAAGGAGTTAAGGGCGAAGCTCTTCTCGTTCTTGGACGAAGTGCTGAAGATGGTGGTAATATCACTCTTCCTATTCATAAACATAACTTTAGTTTTGTAAAAAGCTCTCCGCAAGCTCCTACTAAGTTTGCTGCTTCTTTTACTTGCCCTGCTCCTGTTTATGGTCATCTGTACACAGTTGTTCTTGTAAAGAAAGGTGTTCAGTTTAATGAACGTAATAAATGGACTTGTAGCTTTGTATTTGAAAATGCAAGTGGTACAGCTAATGATTTAGCTAAAGCTATTGCAAAAGCATTTGAACAAAATGCTCTTAATGCTGGAGTTGAAGTTAAAGCTGCTACCGCAGATGTTAAGTTCACTGCTCTTGAAGAAGGAGTTGATTATACAATTCTTCTTACAGATTCTTTAGATGAAGTTACTGTAAACGTTACTAGCAAGGGTTTCCCTGGTTTTGGTAATGCTGAACAGATTAAAGAAATGGCTCGTGTTGCTGGAGCGGATGCAGGTTTTGAATATACATATCAAGAAGCTAATACTGAGATGTATCCTAATTATCCTTTCTCCAAAGGTAAAGATAAAGATAAAAATCAGTATGTAGTGTTTACTCTTAAATGTAGTGAACCTCGCAATACTCGTACTATTGATACCGCTATTAATCAGATTATTCAAATTGCATTTAATAGCGATAATAAAGACTTGGCTACTTACGAGACTGTTTTCAAAGGTCTTGCAGGTTAATTATTTCTCACTTCTTAATAATCCCGATGGAGGTAATTCTATAAAAGAAATGCTTCTATCGGGATTTATTTTTACAAATATGGATATTTTAGGTACTGCATTGGGTCAAGGTATAGTTCCAGCTGTGATAGTAGTAATATACCTTATTATTGTGAAAGTTATAGATAGTCGTAGAGATTCTACTAGTGCCAAAATCACTAAAGATTTAACTAATTCTATTATAACCATAAGCAATTATTTAGATAATGTTACTAAAAACGTTATTGCTAAAGATGAAGAAAAATGTGAAGTTGCTATTGAAAATGGATTTAAGTCTTTTGCTCTACATCTAATTACTTTCGTTAATAATACTGTAATTCATAATCATATAGAAGAGAATAAAGATGTTATTATTCAAAATGTTAAAAATCTGATAAATGGTGAGTATTACAATATACACGCTGTTCTTGCTAATTATATTATTAAAAATACTAATGTATCTACATTGCTTAAAGCTGATTGGATGAGCGATATTGAAGCTATTACTTTGAGTGTTATTTATAATAATAAACTTGATGTAAATTCTAAGATTACTACTTTTAATAATCAGATTACTCTTAAATTCAAAACTTATACTAATTATCTTATTAACAATGCCTTCAAATAAACCTAATATATTCACAAGGGTCACAGCGGAGTTAATAGATTATGCAGTTGAACTTTGTGATAATAATGAAAAAGGATATATTCCTGATAGTGAAGATATATGTAAATTAAATAGTCTAGTTATATTTAATCATATTGATAATGATAAAGGAGTTCTTGATGAACTTAAAGAAGATGCTGTTCAAAATTTAATAAACCAACATAATAAAGTAATATATGGTATTGAGTAGTGATAACAAACATATATTTCTTATTGTTCCTAAAGAGTATTATCAAGTATATAAACTTCTACTTGTAGCTATGAGTAATTATGGTGTTTCTATTGTAGAAGATTGTACAGCTACTTGTAATGGTAAAAATAAACATATTCTTAATTGTTGGAATTTGTTTCAAGCTGCTTGTGCTGCTTATGGTTTAGGTGAGAATAAGAAATCTGCTTTTCTTATAAATTATATTATATGTCAATTAAAACTTGATGTAGAGAAAGTAAAAGTTACTGATGATAATTTTAATAATGGAGATGGTGCTACTTGTCCTAATGTTCCTACACCTACTCCTACGCCAACTCCAACTCCTAATCCTGTAGGAAGTGGTTCTGGTGAGATTAAATTCTATGGTTTATGGCTTAACATTGTAAGTAATAAAGGTACTGTTATTACTAATGGAAACTATGATAATATAGTTTTAACTCCTTATATTTATATAGAAGATAAACCTATTAATGATAGTTTGTTAGAAAGTCTTGAATGGAAATGGACTCGTCATAGTAGTAATTCTGATTTAGACGCTATATGGAACAATGCAGCTAAAACTAATAAACGAGAACTTAAGATTGTTGAAGAAGATATGGATGATGAAAGTGTTACTTTTATGTGTACTGTTGTATATAATAACAAAACATTCACTCAATCAATTCAAATATAATGAGAGTAAGTAGAAATTATAATACGCCTAATATAGATGTTCAGTTTACAGCTACTTATTATAAACAAACATTTGATGAAGCTACTGGTAGATATGATATTGATTTTACTAGTCCTTTGATAAATAATATCGTTAAAGTTATTGTTTCTGTAAATGAACAAAATGTTCCTATTGTTCCAGTACAAAGTGACCCTGATGGACAGTGGAGAGCTAATGTAACAATTAAGTGTGAAGAGCTAGGTCTTAACATTGAGAATCTAACTGAGGCTCGCTCTACGGGCAAGCTAACTAGAAATATCGAACTTAATAAAGCTGTAAATGTAGAAACTAAAATAACAATATTTAGAAAAGATATTGATAATAAACTAGAACAATATGTTGTTGAAAAAGCTATTACTATTTCTTGTGAACCTGCGGAAGGTGTTGATAATAAAGTTGAAGCATCTGTAGATTTATATGGTATGTCTAATGCTATTAGTATTACTAGTCTCCTTAATCCAGCTATTGCTACAAGAATACCTTTTATAAGTAAATGTAAGCAAAGAGGTGTTTCTTCTAATCATAAAATTGCTATTACTTTTAATGGAGAAGATAATGTTGTTTTTAATGACGCAGATTATGTAATTCCAGCTTTTAATAACAATATCACTGGATTTATTCCTATTGATAAACTTAAAAAACATAATTCTATTAAAGCTGTTATTACACCTTGTAATTATGAATATAATCAAAAGCAAAAACAAATTCTATTAGAGCTTTGGGAAGCTAATAAAGTTATTACTCCTAAAGAATATAAACTTAGAGATTTTGAAGGTAGACTTACTAGAGGTTTTCATTTTATTACACCTACTACTCTTTCTGATTTACGTGAAAAGAGAGGTGCTGTTTATAAACTTTCTTTTACTTATCAGTTTGTTGGTTCTGATAAAACAGATGATGATAAAGTTATGATTTCTGTGTTTTCTTCACAGAATGGTGGTTTTGATACAACGTCTGGTTTTGTTGATATGATTAAACTTACTCATAACAATAATGAACTTAAAACTGTTGAAGGTATTTTTGTTATTACCGATAGAATGATAAATAGCGGTAAAAATAGTTTAGCTGTTATTGGTTGGGCAGGTAAAGAAAATTATATTAAAATAAGTAGTGTTACTCTTGTAGAAGTGAATGCTTCTAATGTTGAATCTGAAGAGCTGTGGATGAAGCTACATAGAGAGCGTGTTCCTAGTAAAGAGATAACTACAACTAGTAAGCCTATTACTATCTATAAGCATTTTGATATTATTGTTCCTCCTTTTGAAACATTTATAACTATCAATAAAAATAGGATTGTAAATGTTGATGAACTTATTGTTGATAAAGGTAAAGTTGTATTATATGCCGCTGTTAGAATAGGTTCTGTTGAAATTATTGGAGAAGATTTGGAGAAAATCTTTAACATTACTTGGTATGCTAATGGTGGCGTTGCTAGTAGTTATGGTACTGGTGGTAAAAAAGAATTTCCTTATGAAAGTATTGTAAATAAAGATATATCTATTTATGTAGAATCTAAATTTGTATAGTATGGTAGGAATTGTAGTTAATAAAGAATTTGCTCTAACATTAGGAATTGTCAGTGAAGAAAATATTGACATTCATACTAGTGTTGGAGATGATATAATTATCACAGATGTTGCTGTTGATAATTTAGGAGATATTGTTTCTCAACACGGTTTTGAAGTAATATCTGAAAAAAAACTCATTGAATTAATAAACAATAAGTAAATAATTATGGGTCGTTTAGTTGGTTCTATTACACTTACCGCTCTTAATAGTGGTACTTATATATCAGGAGAACTTTTTAGTACTCTTCCTCCAGTTTTTTATGCTACTAAAAATCTTTGGAGTACGGCTGAAACTAATATCATTTATCCTAGACTTTATGGTAGAGGAGGTGATGCTTTTGTTGATAATAAAATTACACTTGTTTATTGGAAGATTGATGGTAAGAATTTAGATACAGAAACTATTAACGGTGTAGATAAAACTGTTTACACAGTTAATAATGGTTCTGTTCCTGCATTAAGTCTTAATCGAGGTACTGTATTTGGTAATAAAGATCAAGTTATTATTGAAGGAAGATTTATTATTAAGAATGGTACAGAGGATATTCAAATTACTCGTACACTTAGTCTGTTTAAGTCTAATGTCATTAATGAAGAATACTTTACTCAAATTGAAGTTCTTCATAATGATAGTCAGATTAACACCAAAGATGATAAAGTAACTCTCAAAGTTCATTGTTATAGAAATGGAGATGAGCTTACTATTGATAATACTACATATAAAGCTAAATGGTTTATTAGTAGTCTTGATGACTTAAAAGGTGCTTCTGATAGTTCAGCTGGAGATACAAATGAAGATGGTATTCCTGATAATAACAGAGATGGTGTTAAAGATGGATGGGCTTCATTAGAAATGGTTAATGGAGTTGCTAAAATTGATAATGACACTAATGCTAATTATTATACAGAAATTGTTGTTGATGAAAAATTAGTATCTGGTAGTTCTACATTTAAGGTTGTTGTATATGACGCTAGTGATAATAAGTTAGATGATGCAGATACAGTTATTTATGACATTAGCGATGATGTTCTTAATCTTGACGCTAACACTACTCAGGTAGGAGAAGGAAAACCCGCAGTTATTATTGCTTATTGCACTAATAGATATTCTGTACCGAACCCTCTTAAAGCTGTTAAATTCAAAGTAAAAGAATGGGATATTACTGCATACAAAACCACATTTAATAATGGTTATACTACGAATACTACTACAACAAATGAAGGTATTAGTATTAAAAATAAAGAAGATGGTGCTGAAGTTGTTAATGAAGAAAATATGGTAAAATATAAATATCCTTCTGGAACTGAAACTTGTACATTTGAAGTAACTTACGATGTATTTGGTAGAGGTGCAGATAAATGTGATACCGTTGTTATTCAAGTAGACGCTCATTTACTTTAATATAATAATTAAATTGTTATGGGACGATTATCTGGAAATATTAGAATTAGTAGAAAGGAAGAGGTTGCTCCTCTTCCTTCTATTACTAAGAAAGACAAAAAGAATTATTTCGGGTTTAATAAAGGTTGTACTTTTGTTTCTCAACAATCATCTAATGAATATACTACAACTATTACTCAAAGACCTGAAGTTCATGGTTTTGATATTAGAATTAGAAATAGTAATGTAACTTTTAATAATTACATTGCTAGAGTTGGTAATTTGAAGTTGCCTAAAAATGGAAGATATTTTATTAGTTTTGATTGTTGGTGTAGCGAGAATTATAATCAAGCTCGTTTTTATGTAGATTTGTGTGATGCTCCTACTAGTCCTCACGTGGATAAAGGTTTTGGTTCTGAAGGTTCTACTAAAATACATTATTCTGCTTTTGTAGATGTAACTAATTATAATTTACTAGAGGGATTTTTTGATTTTAATCTTTCTTCTAGTTCTATTAGTACCGGAACTGTATATCATATAGAAAATCTTATGATTACTGATAGTGATGAAGAAGTAGATTTTGTTAGACCTATTGAAGATATTATAGCTAATACCCTTAATGGCATTGACAGACCACCTCAAATGGTTCGTAGAAGAATAGCTGAAAAGAATGTTTGGTATAGTAATGGTAAAGATTTGCTAAATGATGAAACTATTACATATTTAGATATTGTTGTTCCTTATGGAACTAAAGACATTGCTAACGCTAATGTTTATATGTGTGTAAATTCAATGTCTTTTAATGAAAATCCTACTGATAGTGTTTTAGCTTCTTCTTCTAATTGGAAAAAACTTCCTAATAGGGGTGTTCAGTATATGGATACTCTTATTACTAATAATGTTGATTCTAATAATGTTGCTGCACAGAATATTATTCTTAAATCCGGAAATACTGTTAATGGTGCTTTGACTGGAGTACCTGGTTCTCAAGCATCTAATTCGGCAATAGGTGGTGAAGGTTATTATATGTGGATTGGTTCTAGTAATGCGAATAGTGCTCCTTTTAGTATTGATGTTAATGGTAATGTTAATTTAGGAGGCAATGCTTCTTTTAATAGAAATGTTGTAGAAATGAAAAGTGATTTTACTATTAGTACTTCTACTAAAGAAAGTATTTTTCATTGTCTTCCTACAAATAGTAGAAATATAAGTGTTACTATTAGTAATGGAAATTATAATAATAAAGAGATTGAAATTGTTAATGCTACTTCGGTTACACAAACAGACCCATCTGCTAGAATTATTGAGATAAATAAAAATGGTGGAATTAAATTTATTGTTAAAGGTCAACTTGTTGATTATATATCTTTGAATGGTGTAGGTAGTTTGGTAAGACTTAGACATATTTCTAGTACTAATTATGGAGCTTCTACTAACTATTTTATTGTTATGAATCCTGAAGCATTTGAAATTGACCCTACCGAAAATGTTGCTTTCGCAAAAAAGATTCCATTTGTTGGAAGAGTTTATGATATTAATGTAACTATTAAAAATAAAAATTGGTATTTTGGGGAAAATAATCATATTGAAACGTTTAGTAGTCAAGAAGCTGAAGATAATGGCATTTATGTTGATACAAATCTGCCTCAAGAAGTTAGAAGTTGGAATGATGAAACTAAGGATTTACTTGTAGGTGTACCTTATGAAATTACTATTACTAAATATAATAAAGATGGTACTGAGAATAAATATAAAATTTCTGGTACTTCTGATGGTAAAAGTAGTAGTCACGCAATGCTTCATTTATACGTTAGTTCTCACGGTCCTACTCCAAAGACTACTCTTATGGTTATAGACCTTAGTTCTTTTTATTATACAAGTAATGACCCTTTTAATGGTTTATTCTCTAAAAATAATAAAGTATTTCTTGAAAGAAATGCTAATTATTCTGAAAATCATAATGCTGTTATTCATAATCTCCAAGATGCGAAAGATAGTAGTAATTCTGGATTTTTAGGTGTTAAACTTATTGTAAAAACACCAGATTATTGGGATGCTAGAGGTAGCGAAACTAATAAATATCCCGATTACCCTACTGTTAATTTTAATGGAACTCTTTACGTAAACAAATAATGAATATATTTGATAATTTCGATTTTGCTTATATGGCTTCTGTTGTTGTAGCTACTTATATTGCTATTCGTACAATCGAACCTATGAGTAAAACTAAACATCTTAAAAGATGGATTAAACGTCTTATCTTTGTTCTTGTTTCTCTTATTTTGGCAGGAGGTTATATTATGTTGAAATATGATAATAGTATAGCTCTTCTTAATAGTGCTATTCTTGCCCCTGTTGTTTGGTCTTGGGTTGGTAAGAAAGTTGCTGATTTCTTTGGTATTGATTACAATAAAATTAAAGATACTATTGATTAAAATAACGCTGGAGTGTCCATTGTGATGCTCCAGCTATTTGCTTATATTACAAACATTTAGTACATTCGCATAATGAGTTCCCTTAATCAGATAATATCCGAAATAGCTCATATTACAAATCAAGCTGATTCTGTACCCGTACGTAGAGCTATTAAACTTAGTATAATTCACGCTCGTAATGAACTTATACGTCATAGTTATCAAAATCACGGTTACGTTGATAAAGGTTTACAACAACGTTTTCAAGTAGAACTTATAGATGTTAATGATGGAGATTTACATAGTAGTAAAGATAATAAACTAGTTAAGATTAAACGTACTAAAAATAAAGTACCTCGCCCTACTAGGTTTGCTAATAATCTTCCATTTCTTTCTGTTAGAACTGCCGGTGTAGATAATCCTGTTGAGATAGCATTTGTTAGAGAAGCATCTAGTAGATTTTATAAACACATTCCTGGAGCGTGTAGTATAATTACTTATGATTACATAAATGATTATATTTATATAAATACTACTACTGATACATTTCTTAATCACGTTCATAGTATTATTATTGAATCTGTTTTTGAATATCCTCACGTTGTTGTTACAGAAACATCTGATAATGGTATTTTAGATTTAGATAATGTTAGTGATGATGATGAATATTTTATTCCAGAAGATATGGTAGGTGGTATTAAGAAATTAGTACTAGAAACATTTAATCCTGTTTCTATTAGAGATACTAATGAAGTTCCTATAGAAAACAAAACTATTTAATGTATGACTCGTTTTAGAATAAAATCCGATGTAAATAAAAAAGATTATTATTTGGATTATAAAAGACTTTTGTCCAATAACATTACTATACTAAGAGATCTGTCT